CCGAGGCGACGAGCGCGCCGTCCTCGTCCTCGCCGTACTGCTCCAGGGCGGCCGCGAGAGCCTCGATGGAGTCCGCCTCGACGACCTCCACCTCCGCGCCCATCTTCTTGGCCTTCTTGTCGTCCTTGTCGTCGTCGTCATCCTTCGCCGACTTCTTCGCGGCGTCCTTGCGGGCAGCGAGCTGCTCCGCGCCGGTGTCGCGGGTGGCGGCGAGGGTGACGCGCTCCTCGATCGCAGACGAGAGGGTCTCGATGTCGGACGTGAGTCCTTCGAGTTCGGTGTACGCCTCCGCGGACAGCTGGCTGCCGTCGCCGTAGAGGGTGTCGAAGGCGGCGACCGCCTCCGACTGGAGCTTCTGCAGGTCCTCGTCGCTCAGCGCGGCGAGGTCTGCGGGGAGCTGGAAGGCCATGATGTCTTCTCCTCGGTTCGTTGGGGCTATCTCAAGAACGAAAGTCTGATTCGTCCGAGGCCCTACCGAGGATGCGCTGCATCGCCATGCCGTACTAGCGCCGATGGTAGCACCACCGAAGCGTTCAAGCGCAAGCGCGCCGGTCAGCGCGTGTCGCGCTCGCTCTCCTGCAGCGCGGCGTCGCGCCGGGCGAGGTGCGGGTGCACCTGAGCGTGATGCTTACGGCACGCGACCTTGCCCTCGTGCGGGTGGCCGAGGCGCCAGCAGCCCTTCACGTGGCAGTTGTGATGCCAGAGCCAGCCGATGACGGCGGCGAAGATGGTCAGATCACCAGCGAAGCCGGACCAGAATCCATATCCTGGCCCGGCTTCGTTGACGATGCCGAAGAAGTCCAGGACGTGCCAGAACCACCCGTGCATCTCAGCCTCGATGTGCTCGCTGCCTACTGGCAGCAGCTGGTGTCTTCCATGAGGTCCATCGGGTCGACGGGAGCGGCGTAGCCGCCCACCATCTCCATCTCCTGCTCCATCACTGTCTCCTTCTCGCTGTGCCGACGTCGCTCGAAGTCACGGCGGTCGGCGCGCCGTGCGAGAGGAACGCCCGGCGTTACGGGATGGTGAGGTGCCAGCCGGTCTCGATGTGGTTCTCGTCAGGCCCGATCAGCGCCTTGTTGGCGGCGTAGAGCGCGGCGACGGAGACACCGAAGCGGGCGGCGATGGTGGTGAGGTTGTCGTTCTTCTGCACCGTGTACGTCCTCGCCGCGGGCTTGGCGACCGGCGCAGCCGAGGCAGCCCCAGGCAGCTTGATCACCTCGCCGACCTTGATCTCGCCGGGATCGGCGATGCCGTTCAGCGCTGCCAGAGCCTGGTAGCCGCCAGCCACGTGGAACTCCCCCGCGATGCCCGAGAGGGTGTCCCCGGCCTTCACGACGTAGGTGCTGGCGGCGGCCGGAGCCGGGGCCGCGCCTGAAAGCTTCAGCACCTGGCCGACCTTGATCAGGTTCGGATTGCTGATGCCGTTGGCGGCCGCGAGGGCTGCCACCGTCGTGCCGTACTTGGCCGCGATGCCGGAAAGCGTGTCGCCGGACTTGACCGTGTACGTGCCGGACAGGGACGGAGCGGGCGCCGGAGTCGCGGGAGCGGCCGGGGCCGACGGCGCGGCAGGCACGCCGGTGCCGGAGGTGTCCTCGTCGAGGTTGCCCGAGTAGCCCGCCAGGTGGCCGGTGGAGGTGAACTGCCAGTAGACGTAGGCGTCCCAGTACTTCAGCGCCGGGGTGGCCGTGGTCGAGTAGAACGCGATCCACAGGCCCTGACCTGCGGCGGCGTTCGGGGCCCAGTTGTCCCCGTTCAGCAGCGACTCGTTGAGGTAGACACCCGGCAGCGTGCCGAGCTCCGCCTTCACGGCCTGCGCGATGGCGAGGGCGGTGGCAGCAGGCCAGGCGTGGAGGGAGCCATCCGGCTCAATGTCCAGCCAGAGCCGATCGCCGGTCTGGAAGGTGCCCTTCACGTCGGCGACGAACGCGGCGGCGAGGGCGGCCGTGGTGCCGGGGCCGTTGAAGAAGTAGTGGTCGACGCCCAGGCCGTGCTTGCGAGCGAAGCCGACCGAGGCGTCGTGCGCGGCGTCCTTGTAGAGGCCCGCGTCGGCGCCACCGGCCTTGATCGCGACGCGCTTCACGCCGTCTGCGGCCAGGGAGGCGAAGAAGGACTCCGGCAGGTTCCCCTGCCCGGCGTGGCTGACGTCAACGACGTCGACTGTCGCCATTACGCCTTGTCCTGGTTCGCCGAGCCCGCTGCCGCCGACTGGCCTGCCTTCACGTGCGTGCCGCCGTGCGAGGCGATGGCGCGCTTCGTGACGGACTTCGCGTTGACGTTCGCGTCACCAGACACCTTGTTGACCTTGGGCTTGGGAGCCCCGCCGGGAAAAGCCATGATGATCTCCTGTCTCGTCGTGCTGTGATGCTAGTTGACGCGGCCGAGCGCCGCATCTGCCGAGTGGTGGAAGCTGCTCAGAACCGGATGGTCGCGCCGGAGCGGGCGGCGCGCGCCTGTGCCTCGATGAGGGAGCCCGTGAACTTCGTGGTGGAGCCGTCCGGCGCCTCCAGCGAGTAGGACTGGGTGCGCGCGCTCAGGCCGCCGCCGTTGCTCTGGGTCTGCGCCTGGCCGGGCTTGGGCCGACCGAGGGGCTGGCCGGGCTTGGGCTTCCCACAGTTGCATGCCATGGCTACTTCTCCTCGTCCTTCTTGACCAGTGCGCGTCCTGCGCGCGCCCGAAGCTGCTGGGCGCGGGCGGCGAGCGTGGCCTGCTGCTTCAGCGCCACCCGGCGCTGGTAGCCGAAGGCGGCCACTCGCGCGGCCGAGGCGGCCTCCACGGCACGAGCGTGAAGCTCCTGAGCGCGAGCGGACAGCTCCGCCGTCTCCGCAGCCTCCTTCTCGCGCTGGATGATCGACTTCAGGTACCGCAGGTCCTCCACCGAGAACGCGCCCGGCTTCCCCGGCTTGATCACCTGCTTCGGCGGGAGCATCCCCGCCGCCACCAGCGACTGCAGCGCGCCGGAGGCCACCAGGCCCTGCGGGCGAGGGATCGGGAAGCCCGGCTGGTTCACGGCCAGGGCCATGACCAGCTCCATGGAGCCGCGAGGGGTGCGGCGCCAGTCGCCGGACAGCGGGCTGGCCTTCAGCGCCCGCAGCTGCGCGGGGGTGGCGTCCGGGCGCACCGCGCCCGCCAGCCAGATGCCGAACTTGCCGTTCTTCGCGTGCACGTCCGCCACCGCCAGTCCAGTGTTCTCGTAGTGGGCGATGGCGCGGCGGGAGTTGTAAGCGTCCCCGGCGTGGGTGGTGTTCATGGTGATGCGGCCCACCGGCACCTCCGCGCCCTCCTCGGTCTTGACGACGCCCAGGTGGAAGAGGGAGTAGTCGGTGTCGGACTTGGGAGCCGTCACGCACTCGTTCACGCCGTTCGGCATCGCGAGGTGGCACACGTCCCAGGTGGCGAGGTGGCCGTAGACCTGGCCGTCGTCGGTGATGGTGAGCGGGGTGGGACCGTCGGCCTCCTCGCGCGTGAACCACGCCTTGGGCGGGGCGATGGGCGCGGCGAGCACCTCGGCGCCCGAGGCCACCAGCGCGCGCTGCTCCGGCTCATACTGCTCGCCCGAAAGATCGGAGTCGAGGAAGGTGAGCTCCAGCTCCTCGTCGATCTCGCTCTCTGTCGCCCACGACGACGGCACCTTGTCCGTCTGCTTCAGTGCGCGGGCGCGCTTCATGATGTGAGCCTTGGCCTTGGCGGGGTTCTTCGCCCGGCCCACCGACTTGATCGCGTTGGCGAGGTCCTTGCCGTTGGCGATGGGGAAGCTGCCGTCCGGGAGGGCGATGCCCTTCTTCGCCTGCTTCTGACGGGTGGCGTCGGTGTAGTCGCGCCAGTACTCGACCGAGGCGGCGAGCTCGCGCAGCTCCGCGATCTCGTCCTCGTCCATCTCCACCTCGGCCTCGCCGTCCGCAGTCAGGGTGCCTGCGGCGAACGCCTGCACGCCTTCCGCGGCGGTGGCACCCGGAGTCTGCGGCTGGCCGACCTGCACCTGGTTGCCGGGCGCGGCGGGCTGCTGCAGCGGCTGCACCGCCGACGCCTCGACGACGCCGATGAGGTTGCCGTCCTTGTCGTAGACCGGCACCATGTTCTCGGTCGCCGTCGCCGCGATGCCGGTGGGCTTCGCCTTGGCGAAGGACTCCCGGATCGCCGCCGCGAACTCGAAGGTGCCGTCAGCGGCCATGGCCGGGGTGGCGGCCGGAGGCTGCGGGAGCGGGTTACCGTTCGCGTCCACGGTCTGAGTCTGCATGCTGGGGTCGATGGGGTTGCCGTTGGCGTCCACCGTCGGCACCGGCGCGGGAGCTGCCGGGGCGGCCGGAGCTGCTTGAGCGGCGTCCGCGGCGCCGGAGTCCTCGACCGGGGCAGGCGGGAAGCCGCCCGCCATCGGGTTCTGCATCGAGGGCTCGATGGTCTGCACCTGCTGGATGTTCTTCGCGTCCACCAGGCCGAGGATGTTGCCCACCTGGTCGAAGGCCAGGACGGGAGCCGCCTTCTTGGAGGCGAAGGTGTCGGTGCTCATGGCGTAGTCGTCGTCTCCCGAGTCGTCATCGTCGTCATCGTCCGAGTCGTCGTCGGAGTCATCGTTGTCGTCCGGTGCGGCGATGACCACGACGCCGGAGGGCGAGTCGTCCTCGCCGGAGTCCTCGATGATGCCGCCGAGCAGCTTGATCAGCGCCGCGACGTCGAGGTTGTCGAGGTCGAGCGCGCCGGAATCCTGGTCGTCATCCTCGTCGCCCGAGTTCTCGTCGTCGTCGTCATCGGTGTCGAGACCGAGCGGACCTGCGGCCGGGATGACTGAGGCGTCGATGTCGCCGTCGTTGTCGGGGTCCACGTCCGGCACCTCCTGCTTGTTGGCGGCCGAGAGCGCAGCCTCGGGGAATGAGTCCTCGTTGCCGCGCAGGTTCCCGTCCGCGTCGTAGATGTTGAACGAGGGCGGCACGTCGCCGCGGCCCGGGTCCAGGCTGATCTTCCAGCCCTCGTCGTCGGTGAAGCAGGTGCCTGCTGGGCAGCCGTCGTCGCTCGGCTTCCAGCCCACCGCCTCCGCCGCGCCGGTGTTGGCGAGGAGGAAGATGGCGCCGCGCTGGTGCGGGTCCAGGTCGAACTTCTGCGTGGACATGCCACTCCCTTCCGGCCCTGACGACATAGTAGAGCCCTCAGGGCGAATCTGTGAGGCGTGCTTGCCGGAGGCGGCCTTCCCGACCTTCTTCGCACCGGACTTCGCGTGCGCAGCGGCGCGGAGTGCCTCCCAGCGGGCGATGGTGGCGACGGCTTTGGCGCGTGTCTTAGGCGTCACCTTGCCTTTGCCCTCAGCCCAGTTGCGGATGACGCCGACGGCCAGCTGTATTGCTTCGCCCTCGGTCTTCCCGCTGCGCTCCAGTGCATGCGCGACGGCACGGATGAACGGCGGCAGGCCGACGCCCTTCGGCAGGCCCCAGAGCTTGCCGGGGCCGAGCGGGGTGGTGTCGTAGAAGGTCTGCAGCTCTTCGGCCGCGAGCACAGCGTGCGCGTAGGAGCCAACACGATCCACGTTGCCCGGGTCGCGGGAGCCGTCCGGGGTTGAGTGCTCGGCGTCGGACACGGCCTTGGCCTCGTGGTTGGCACAGAAGGGGATGTACGCCATGCCCTCCGCGTGCAGCACGTAACCGGTCGCCCGCTTCTTGCAGTACTTGCAGGCAGGAGCGGAGCCGTCCTTCAGCAGCCCGGGTCCAGCCATCAGAACGCCCCGATCTTCTGCCCGCTGAGTTCGTAGGCGCGTCCGGCGTGCACGAGCACCGGGTTGCCGGAGGCGTCCGTGAAAGTGCTGATCCCCGCCGACGCCAGCGATCCGTTCGCCGAGAGGCCGCGCGAGGCTGCCGCCTGACGGAGGGCGGAGATGAGCGAGGACGAGCCACCCTTCGCGAGGTAGTAGCGCAGCGCCTGCAGGAGGTCCGCGTCACTCATGCTGCCGAGCTCGGAGCTCAGCGCGCCGGAGTTCAGCCGGTCAAGCGCGGTGCCGGTGGAGTCGACCGGAACGCGCCCGGCCGCCCGTGACTGCGCAGCGGCGGCACGCGTCGCCGCAGCCTTCACGCGCGTCTCAGTGCGTGTGCCGGGCTTCGCCGTGATCGAGTGGCCGAGCTTCGGGACGACCTGGTGGGTGTGATCAGCTGCGTCCGTCACCTCGTAGGAGCCGAGGTTGCCGTCGGCGTCCTTGTAGACGTTGGTGACACGGCCCTCCACCTGACGCATGTGGCCGGTGCGAGTGTCCGCGGTGACGGCGCGCACGGAGTCGCCCTTGCGGAACTCGGTGCCGGGGTTCGTCGAGCCGGTCGCCTGCGCCGAGACGCCTGCGGCCGCCGCCTGTGCTCGGGAGTTCGCGCGAACCGCGTCTCGGGCAGCGCCGTCGTTGACGATCTGCCGCGCACGAGCGCCTGCGCGAGCGTTCCGCTCCTCCCACAGGTCCTTCTCGGAGGACGACATGTCGTCCCAGTTCGCGGGAGCGCCTGCCGGAAGAGTGCTGCGCGGGGCAGCGGTGACTCCACGACCGGGAGCGCTGGGGGTGCCGTCCGTGTTGCCGAGCTGAGTCGATGAGTGGACCTGAGTCTTCCAGGTCGGCTTCATCGAGCGCGTCGTGACGTTGCCGTCGGCGTCCTGGTAGGTGACGCGCTGCCGAGTGGCGCTCGGGTTGGTCTCGTTCTGCAGCACGCGCACGTTGTCGCCCATGCGCGGGTGGGACACGACGTCACCGGGCTTCAGGTCTCGCGAGTTCACGAGGTTGTCGCCCGTGGCATGTGCCGGAAGGCTGCCGATACCGGTGGCTGCTGGAGCAGCCACCGCAGGCGATGGGTACTTGGCGTCGTACTCCTCCCGAAGGAGCCGGTCGTTCGTGGGTCCTCCCTTGAGGATGACCTGAGCGTTCGGGTCGAGGGAAACGCGCTGTCCCGGGGCGAGAGAGCTGAGACCCGCTCCCGTGCTCGTCGCTCGGATATCTCCGTTCTTCGTCACCGTCTGAACCTGCAGGGTGCTAAGCCCAGGGCGGCCCGGGTGATCGAAGATGTCCCCAGGTACCAAGTCTCCGAGGCGTTGATTGACCCAGTCGGGAGGCGTGTTTGCGACCCTCGTCGGCGCCGGAGCAACCGATGCGGCATGCTCCGCTACAGAGTCGTTCACGCTGTCCACGCTGTTGTGCAGCGGCGATCCCAGGGCGTTTGGAACGCTGTCGCCCTCAGGCGAGGTGACCTTGAGCTGGCTGCCGTCGAAGTCGGCCTGGTAGCCGTCCGGGTTGGAGAACCCGTTGCCGAGCTTCTTGCTCCAGCCGGAGTCGAGGAGGTCCTGAGCCTTGTCGCTCTTGCCCAGGTCGCTCTTGCCGAGATCACCTGCGAACGAAGAGTTGCTCGCCTGCTGGATGATCGCGTCGAGAGTGGTCGGGTCCTGAAGGGTGGAGATGCCCTGCTGAGCGTCAGCAAGCTGGCTGCGCAGGCTGTCTGCCGTCTGGGGTTCGCGGATGTCCTGCGCGGCGTTCTGCATGTCCGACAGTGCGTCCCGGGCGTCGCTCAGCGCCGAGGTGGCCTGGTCGATGTCGCCGCCGGTCACCGCGCTGTCGAAGTTCTCGCCCGCGGACTGCAGGTCACTGAGGCTGGAGTGGAACTGGCTGTCACTGGTGACCGACTGGAAGTGCAGGTCGCCAGCGATGTCGCTGATCTCCTTGAACGCCTTCGTCGGCGAGTCGATCCACTGCCCGTTCTCGGGGTCGCGCAGCTCCATCGGGTTGTAGGAGAAGCTCTGCGACTTCTCGCCCCGCAGCGCGGCGACGCGCGCCGCGAGGGTACGCGCCTTGACGGCGGCCATGCGCTCCGCCCGCTTCTTCTCCTGGCGAGAGAGGCCAAGCGCAAGCACGGCACCAGAGGCGAGAACGGTCTGCGTGCCGTTGGCGGGGTCGGAGGCCGTGAACTCGACGCCCGGCGTCGCAGACGGGGCGGTGTCCGAGGCGAGGCCGATGCGGGCGCCCTCGAAGGCGGGGATGGCGACCTGGGTGATGGCGCGGATACGGGCACCGGTGGTGACCATCGTGTCGCCCTTCTCACGACCCATCGACTCGCCCTCGCCGGAGAGCATGCGGCGCAAGCGGTCGGCTTTGGCCTCCTTGCTCATCTCCTCGCGGCGCACCTCGAAAGCCACGTCGTCCAGGTCCATCGAGACGCCAGTGGTGAGCTGCTTCTCGACCTGCCGGGCGGCCTCCTTGCCGAGCTCGGAGTCGTCGTCGAAGTCGCCTGCGGCCCAGATGCCGACGATGCCCTGCTCGTTCGGTTCCAGGCGCTCGATGCGCAGCACGTGGCCTGCGACCTGCGCGCCGTCGTGCGCGCCGTTGTCCTGCGTGACGTAGCGCAACGGCATGGGGAGCGAGCCCCACTTCAGCGCGCCGGGCTCGATGTAGCGGCCGTCGCCGGTCTTCAGGCCCTCATAACCGATGATCCCGGCCCAGGTCTTGCCCATCGTGTCTCCCGTCATCGCCAGTTCGGCAGAAGTCTAGACGGGGCCCCACCGTCATCGGCATCATAGCGCCGTGACGGTTCGCCGTGTCGACTAGCGCTCGGAGGCTGCCTGTGCCGCGCGCGAAGCTGGCGAAGCACCGGCCACGGTCACGCACCGACAGTTGTACGTCTCACCGGGGCTGCCGGTCGGGTCTCCGGGGTACTTCAGTGCCTCGCCGCCAACGATGAACGCTGCGGCGATGGGCACGGTCTGGCCTTCAGCGGCGGCATGCGTCGGGCGTACCTTGTCGTCGTGCCGAGTCACCCAGCGCTTGTTCATGACTCCCGCTGCGGCCAGCGCCATCATCGTCTGGTATCCGGCGAAGCCGGTGTATCCGCGCTCCACCGCGCGCTTGACGCGCTGCCTCTTCGTCTCGGTGAGGTTGGCAGCGGCCAGAGCTTGCTTCTGTGCCTCCTGCTTCGGCACCACCGGCTCCTGCACTGGTGGCTCCTGCACTGGCTTCTTCTGCGCGGGCGGCTTCTGAGCCGACGACCTGCTGATCCTGACCGAAGTCCTCGCAGACTCTTGCTCGGGCTCGGCATCGCCGGGCAGCTTGCTCTTCGTCACGCGCTCCCGGGGCTGCTTCCGGCCACCAAGTGACACGCTCGGTAGGACAAGTGGATTGGGAACCAGGCTCAGACTGGCGCGCGCGGTCTCGATGCCGAGAGCGACGTCCAACGCCACCGACAGCTGTTCCTTGGACGGCGCCGGGTAGGTCTGCGCGGACTTCTGCTGCACGGCGCGGATGTCGTCGTAGGCTTCGCTACCCAGGTCAGACTCCCGCAGTCGCGCACCGAGGAAGATGCCCTCCTCGGAGTCGAGGGGAATGCCGAAGCCTTCCACGGCGTCATCCACGGCCTGCGACCAGGCTTGCTCCGCCGACTTGGAGGTGAGGGAGTGGGCAAGCGCCTGCGCCTTCAGCGTCAGCAGCATCTCGTGCACCGCCGCCGCCAGCGCACGCTCCAGCGCCAACTCCTCGCGTTTCTGCGCGGCGATGGCGGCTCCGGGCGAGGTGAAGCGGGCGGCGAGCTTGACCGGCTCGTCGCCGGAGTCCTCCACCTCGCCCGTGGGCATTACTCAGCCGTCTCGGACGTGCTCTCCGAGGCCATCTCGCTCTCCACCGGCGCCAGAGCTTCGCTCTCGGCGACCGGCGTGGTGCTCTCCGACTCGACCGGCGCGACCGACTCGGACTCGACCGGAGCAGCGCTCTCGGACTCGACCGGGGCGTCGCTCGTCTCCGAAGCGACGGGCTCCGGCTCGACCGGCGTCACGCTCTCGCTCTCGACGGGCGCGGCAGGCTCGGTCGCGGACTCGGAGTCGGCGGTGGGCTCGGGCGCGGCAGACTCGGAGGCGGTTGCGTCCGGACTCGCGTCGACGACCGGCGCGGCCTCGCTCTCGGTCTCGCTGGCCGGGACGTCCGAGGTTGACTCGGACTCCGCGGTCGACGCGCTGTCTGAGTCGGAGGTCGGGACGTTGCGGTCGGAGAGCTTCGCGATCTCGTCGCGGGCGTCCTCGAACACCGTCTCGACCACGTGCTCGGCATCGTGGATGGCCTCCTTGGCGAGGCGTTCGGCCTCGTGCAGGATGTCCAGCTTGGGGTTGTGCTCGCCGTCGAAGACCGGCGCGGTGGGCTCGGCCGTCTCGGTGGGTTCCGTCGGCTCGGTCGGCTCATCGGTGGCGCCGCTGTCGGGCGCGGCAGTCTCGTCGCTCATCTCATGCTCCATTCGTCGCGGCCCGAAGTTGGGACACGGCAACACGATATACCGGCACCCCGGCGCGTGCATCGAGGCGGTAGGCCAGCTCGTCGATGTCGTGAGGCTGGCCGAGGATGGCGATGTCGTGCACGTACTGATCCAGCGCCTCGATTACCGTCGAGGAGTCGTAGTCGCAGCAGCCGCCGTGCCGCTCCAGCAGCGCGGGCACCACGTCCCACGCGCCGCGAAGGGCCTTGTCCACCATGGGGTCGGTGGGTCGCCAGATGGTGTGGGCGAGGGCGTGCGGCTTGTCGAGCGCAGTGATGGCGTTGAACCGGGCACGCTCGGCGCGCACGATGTAGTTGCCGAGCTTCTCCAGCGCCTTCACCACCAGCACGTCAGCGACGGCGAGCAGCGCGGAGACGTTGGCGTCAGGCGCCAGCGAGTACGCGCCGCACACCGGGCACTCCGAGGGGATGCGATGCGACTCCGGAGCCAGGAAGCGGATGCTGTCGGTCATTCGCCCTCGAATCCGGTCTGGTCCAGGACGGTGGCGTCGAAGTCGGTGACCTTGCTGCGCGCCCGGGTCTCCTTCTCCAGCTCCGCGTCGAGCTCGGCGAGGTGCTGCGAGAGGGAGCCCCGCACGCCGGTGCGCCGCGAGTAGGCGCCGACCTCGGCGAAGCGCGTGGCGGCGTCGCTCTGCGCGGCGGCAGCGGCGGGGTTGGTCGGCATCGGCTGCACGCCACCCTGAGGCACGCCACCCGGAGGCATGGCACCGGTCGGTCGGGGCTGGAACCCCGGAGCGCCCTGCGGTTGCGGCTGAGGCTGTGAGATTGGGACGGCAGGAGTCGCCGGTGCGGCAGGCTGTGCGGGACCAGGCTGCTGGCCGGGCTGCTGCGGCCCGGCGCCGCCCTGCGCGACGGTGGCCTGCGCGTTGGCGACGGCGGCCGTCGGTGGGGCTGGCGTGTTGGAGCCGACGGCTTGCATCGGGTTGCCCTGGTAGAGCGCCATCATCTGGTCGAACATGACGTCCAGTCCCGGCCGCTGCATCAGCCCCGGGTTCGCCTCCACCATGACTGCCACCGCCGCGATGGCCTTGGATTCCATAGCCGAGCGGTCCAGGGTGCCCGCGTAGGGCGCGTCGGACTCGTCGAAGCCGTTAGCGGCGCGCAGCGCCGTGCCCGAGAGCTCGCCTGCGGCGTAGAGGGCCTGAGCGTCGCCGGTCTTGTTCGGGCGGACGATGAGGTCGTCCACGTCGTACCAGACCATGTACTGCTCGGCGATGTCCTTGGGCACCCCGTTCTCGATGAGAATCGGGCGGAGGTACTGCGTCGTCAGCGCGTCACACATGAGAGCCAGCGGCGGCTCGATGTGCGCGGAGACGACCTCCTCGGCCGTCAGCCACGCGCCCCAGTGGTTCGCGTCGGTCTGGCCGAGCAGCAGCTCCGGCGGCGCATCCTGACCGAGGGCGAGGCGGCGGATGGCCTCCTCGCGCAGGTTCTGCGCCTCGGAGTCAAGCTCCTTGCTGAAGTCCAGGAACTTGAACTCCGCCACGGTGTCGTCCGGCACGGTGATGACGAGCGGGACGATGGCGGAGGCGTTGGAGCGGTCGCCGATGGGCGTGATCATCGACTGGATGAGCGCGTCGGTGAACGGGTCCTCGTCGGAGTCGTCCGGCAGCCCCATAGCGCGCTTCAGGGCGATCGAGGCCGAGGAGGGCACCAGCAGAATGCCCGCGCCCGCCAGGCGCGAGTCGATCTGCGCGGAGACATGCATGGTCAGCCCGACGAGCTCCCTCAGCACCGGCAGCGAGGCGCGGGTCGGGGAGTCGGCGTGCCACCAGTAGCGGGGATGCGGCCGCCACACGCGAATCAGGTACAGCTCGTCAGGGCTGCACTCGATGATCTCTTCATGCGTCGGCCCGAGCAGGATGCGCACGTCGCCGCCGACGTTGAACGTGATCTCGTTCACCGAGAGCACCCGCCACTCCAGCTCATCGAGGACGGGCAGTGTGTAGTTGCCCTCCTTCAACTTGTCGCCTTCGGCGGTGCGGGTGGGGTTGGTGACCGTCGGCCCCTTCGGGGTGCGATCGACCGGGGTGGGCTTCGGCGGCAGCCCCTCGGAGTTGTCGGCCATGGCGGCGAGGGAGGTGGAGAGCTTCTCCTTCGGAATCCCCACCAGCCAACCGTCACCGGGCACGTAGAGGTTGATAAACAGGCGCTTGATCAGCTGGCTGAGACCGATGCGGCCGTCTCCGATGGCGTCCAGGAGGCCCGTCATCTGCGCGTCGTCGACCGGGATGGGCGCGTCACCGGCCAGGGTGGCCTGCTTGCCGACGTACAGCCGCGCCTTGCTCATGCGGTCGCCGAGGGTGTTGGCGAGGAAGCGGAACTCGCCCACCAGGTCGAACATGCTCCAGGCGTCGTCCTGCCACGTCTCGTGCGTGGTGCGGCGGAAGGTGGAGGAGGCTACCACCTTGGAGGTGATGCGAACGGCGGAGCCGAGGATCGAGGAGTTCGGCTTGGGGTGCTCGATGATGTGGCTCTTGCGATAGCCCGCCAGCCACGACGGCTCCTTCGGCTCGCTCGCCGACGCTCCGCTGAGGTTGCCCAGCCCGCGCGTGCGGCGTCTCGACCTTGGCGTCTCGTCGGTCATGGCGTGTCTCCCCGCTGATTGGCTCCAGCCGCCAGGATAGCGCTCGATGCCTCTACCAGGGCATCGGCATCAGTCGAGGCGTGAAGAGACGAAGCCGACCGCGTAGTTCATGCCGAGAGCGGCCAGCAGCGCTAGCCACCACTTCCGCGCCGGTCGGGGCATGGCGACGGTGGCGACGATGAGGACGAGACCGGCCCAGAACGGCAGGCAGTACGGGCAGTCGGCACCCTCCACCACGGCCTCACTGACCGAGCGGTAGGGCGGCGCGTTCACGCGCTGCCCGGCCTCCCACTGCTGTACCTGCCGGAACTGCTCGGGCGTCTGGTGGGAGATGGCGCGGCGCCGCAGCGGCGACCACAGCACCCTCTCGGTGAGACGGTCGGTGGTGATGAGACGTGCGACGCGCAGCGCCGCCAGCGGCACGATGACCGCGGCGGCGACGGCGTAGCGAGTGGAGAAGGATCGGCCCATACGCTGATCGTAGCTCTTGGCCTACTCGATCTCGTCGGCGGGGCGCTCGTCGAAGCTGACCGCGAGGTCGCGGCCCAGCTGCTCCTCGAACCATGCGGCGGACTCCGGATTACCGATGGTCATCGTGATCTCGCCATGCGGCGTGGCCGAGGCCCACTCGGAGTTGATCTTCCCGCGGCTGCCGCCCGAGGAGACGACGCGCAGCTTCACGGTCACGACGGGCTTGGGCTCCGCCCAGCCGGACGGGCTCGGGTAGGCGAACTTCTCGACGGACGCGACGAAGAACCGTGCTTGAACGCTCATGGCTGATCTCCTTGCAACTAGACGGCCCGCGCTGTTGCAGCGTCAGGGTCTGAGTGAAACGGGAGTTGGAGTCAGCCTGCGAATCCGCGGTCGTGCGGCATCCGAGCTGCCTCCAGTATGGCACTTCGCCTTCTTCAACCTCCACTTCTCCAACTTCCACTACTTCCCCTACCCCTATAGGGGTAGGGGAAGTTGAAGAAGTAGTGGAAGTGGGAAGTCGAGAAAGTTCAGGCCAGGTGCTTCTTGGCGCACACCGGCCCGTAGCCGAGCTCAGCGGAGCGGGGATCGGTGAGCGTCGCGCCGCAAAAACAGCACAGACCCCACGCGTGACCCCAGGTGGCGGCGATCTCCGCCGTGACGCGGTTGTCCTCGCTCAGGTGGAAGATGACGCCCGCCGCGTACTCCCAGCGCCCGCGGTGGCTGCCGTCGGCGGCCTCGAACACCTTCAGCACCTTCGCGTACTTCCGGCCGCTGGTCTTGGCAGTCACGACGCGGTAGATGTCGTCGTCCAGGACGTAGAACGCCTCCTCCAGCGCGGGCGTGACCGTGCGCGTGACGGGCTCGGCCTCCTGCTTCTCCTTGGGGTGGCTGAGCAGCTGGTCGATGAGCAGGGAGGCGTCGCGCTGCGAGAGGTCGCCAGCCCGGCAGGCGGCGAAGAGTGACGCGAGGGCCGGGACGCCGGAGTTGTCGGTGACGGTGACGAGGGACGGGCGCTCGGCGGCGAGCTTCTCGATGAAAGCGGCCTGCCTGGCGGTGACGAGGTTCATGATCGGTCTCCATTCGATCGGTGAATTACTGTCCTATAAAAATAACACACTAATTACAGATCGAGTGTACCTGACGCGACTATTTTGCGGCCAGCCCCAGCAGCTCTCGCACGCCGCCTAGCGGGTAGTTGTTCCCGGTGGACAGGAACGGCTCCCGGTCGAGGTCAGGGATGGGGTCGGGTGCGCGGAAGACCTTCACGTCCCGGCCGATGCCGAGGCCAGCCGGGCGCAGCTCCACCGGCGCCGGGAGCACCGTGTTCTGGTAGACCGAGCGCTTGGCGAAGCGGCCCCGCTCGACACTGCCAAGCACGTCGATCATCGCCTCCTTGCTCACGAGCAGCGGCACGTGGCGCTCGTAAGAGAAGGTGGGCAGCCCGCGGTCCACCAGCAGGCCATGCGTGCGGTGGGCGGTGACGCCGTACATGCCGCGCGCCGAGTGCTGGGTGAGCTGCCCCCAGGCGGTGCCGGACTGCTTCACGAGCTCGGGCAGCGCGACCGGGCGGCGCCAGTAAATGTCGTCGTTGCTCCACAGGAACGGGTCGCTGATCGCCTCGGTGCGGCAGGCGAAGAGCATGGCGTTGTCGGTGTTCAGCAGCGGCCGCGACGGCAGCTGGTCGAGGCGGAAGGCGAGGTCAACCCGCGCCGCCCAGGCGGCCGTGTTCCCCAGCAGCACGATGCGCAACTGCGGGGCGTGAGTGCGGATGGACTCGATGGCGAGAGCGAGGGTGTGATTCACGGGCTCGTCGGCCACGGGAATCACCACATCCATGCCAGCGAGACTACCGGTTCGCGCCCAGTGGCCGGTTCGGCCGTCCCGGTCGGCGCGCGATCAGCGCCTCGTGCCGCCGGGTGCGCGCGGCTCCGGCGCGGGCGTCCGCGTGGTACTGCCGCGCCTCCTCCACCAGTCGCTGCATCCGCTCGGGGTCGCCGTGAGCGTCCCGGTAGCGCTGGAACAGCGCGCGGTTCGGGGCGAGGCCCTTGCGGTTGTTCGAGGCGTGCTGGAACGCCGTCACCTCGCCGCGGTAGCGGATCATCGGCCCCACCAGCGTCTCGTGAGCCAGGCGTAGCGCCGTGTCCTCGTAGCCCCAGCCTGCGAAGCGCTCGTCCTCGCCGCCGAGAGCCAGCCACGCAGCGGGCTTGAACACCATCACCCCGGAGCACGCCCCGTCCACCATGACCGGCTCGGTGCGGGAGAAGCGGGCGATGTCCGGGCGCCGGTAGAGGTGGTAGGGCAGGTGGATCGAGTCGTCGTGCACGCCGTCGAGCACCGCGCGCACTGCCGCCACCAGCGGCTCGACCTGCGGGATGGTGTCGGCGTCCGAGAGGACCATGACGGCGTGGTCGGCGTTCGCCTCCACCAGCAGGTTGCGGCTGCGGCCGATGTTGAACAGCTCCGGAGCTCCGCCGCCGTCCAGCGGCTGCACGTCGAAGCCGAGGGAGGCGTAGAACTCGCTGACGCGCCGGAATGCGGCCTCCCGATCAGGCGTCGGGCGCCACGGGATGCCGACGACGATGGGCTTGCCGGGGACGCGCTCTACGGCGATCTCCGGGGCGTTCTCCGCCTCGGTGGGGTAACTACCCGCCCCGACGATCTCCACGGCGCGAGGCGCGCCCCAGAGCTTCTCCAGCTCGTCGTCGGAAGGTGCGGCGGAGTCCGCTGAGGCTGCCGAGGCTGCTGGCGCCGGTCGAGCAGCACCTAGCCGCCTAGTACCCACTACCCGATCTGACGCCATCGTGTTCCACCCTCTCCTCGGTCAGAAACGCGAACTCGTAGCCCTTCAGCCGCAGCCTCTCTCGCTGCCGGTTCTCGGAGCCTGCCCCGCGCGGCCAGCCTAGACGGGAGATGCCCTCCTGCCAGACTGAGGGGTTGCAGGTGAAGGTGCCGCGCTGCACCCACATGCTCGGGTAGAGCGCGCTGCCGGTCTCCTCCTGCCGCAGCTTCACCACCTGCTTTCCCAGCCGTCGCTCCAGCGCCGGGAGCAGGCCGCCGTAGCGCTTCTCGATGGGGAAGTGCGGCCCACGCAGCAGGGCGAGCTGGGCTAGCTCAGGATGGTCAAGAAGGATAGCCTCCATCGCGTCCAGGTCGACCGGCGAGGTGAGGATGAAGTCCTCCTCCCAGAACAGGAAGCGCGGGGCGGCGCGGCCGCCCGCAGCCTGCTCCTGAGCAACGTGGGCGACGGCCTGCATCGCTATCTGATAGCCGCGCTTCTCCAGCGCCACCACCCTCGGGTTCAGCCTCACCTTGTTCGGCAGCCCGTACTGGGTGGCGAAGGTATAGAGCTCGTCGCGCAGCGCCTCGGTCGTCCCGTTGTCGCCGGAGTCGTCGACGATGGCGATGTCGGTGATGCCGCTCGCGTTCTTCCTCAGCGACTCCAGCGCGCGGTGCACGAGCTCGACGCCGCGGTAGGAGCCGATCACCACCTTCATCCCAGCAGGCCCCTTCCCAGCTCCACCGCCGCGAACACGTCCACCGCCAGCGCCGCCGCGCCGAACAGCGCCGCGCAGCCGACGATGATGATCACCGCCGTCAGGGCACGATCGTGGCGGCGGTGGTAGCCCCGGCCGCGCACGTAGGGCTTGGGGTCGGTGAAGTCGGAGAGGTCGATGGCTCCGGAGTCGGTGCGCGGGAAGCGCTCGGCGGCGGGGTCGGTGGTGCGGTCGTTCATGACAGTTCCTTGCCGTAGTCGAGGCCGAGCGGGTGGCGAGAGGTGTCGACGGTGAAGATCGGAGAGAGCTCCTGCAGCGTGCGCTGCCAGTGCGGAGCGCGGTCGGCCTTCACGTAGGCGAGGGTGACGTGGGCCTTGTAGACCGGGAAGGTGTCGACGTGCGGGAGCAGCGAGAGGCGCTGGTGCGCCTCGATGAGCTCATCACTGAGCCGGATGACCGCCACGATGCAGGCGTAGGCGCCTGCGCCGTCGGGGTCGTCGGCGGGGTACGGCGACGGGAAGACCTCGATGTGATGGGTCTGCAGCGCCAGCGGCGGCTCCCAGCCCTCCATCACCGCGTCGACATGCTCGCGCTCGATGCCCCAGGAGTCGGAGCGGCCGAGAGGTGTCAGGCCGCGCTTCGGGCGCGGTGCGATGGGTCCGAGGGAGGACGGATCGTGGTGCCCGCGCGCGATGAGGCCGTAAAGGAGGGTGAGGTGCGCGCCTGCCCAGCCCGGCTCGGCTCCGGCGGCCTTCTCGGCCACCGCGCCGTCGATCCAGAAGTGGTCGGGGTTGCGGGCATAGTAGAGGTCTTCCCGGTTCAGCCCGTTCTCCGGCTGCACCAGCCCTCGCAGCGAGGAGACGGAGAGCATGATGCACCCGAGGGTGTCCAGCGAGATGCCGAGGTCCTCGTAGACCTCCGGGAACTGATGTGCGTTGAGACCGGCCATGCGTCGATCCTCTCACCCGCGAGCCGCCGCGTCCGGCCGGGAGCTGGCCTCATTCGAGGGGCATTGAGCGGGGAGTGGACGACCTCCCGACCTGGAACTCTGTGACGAGCTGGGAAGGGTCGGGAGGCCGCTGGGACGCACCGAGGCCGAAGCCTAGGAGACGATGCGCCTCGTGGAACGGGCAGGACTCGAACCTGCAACCTAGGAAGACATGTTTTATGCCGCGCGGCCCTCGCTCTGCCAATTGAGCTACCGTCCCATGACCCGTTCCACGGAGGGTTAGACCGCTGGCGAAGCCAGTATGAAGTTGTGGATCGAGCCTAGCGGCCCGCGTTCTGGTACACCTGCAGCACGTCCGAGATGGAGTCGTGGGTGAAGGCGGTGTTAGTCGCGTCCGTCGCCACCTGAAGAGTGGCGTCCAGCTCGATGGTGAGCGGCTTGCCCGTCGGGACGGTGATCCCGGCCTGGTAGCCGTAGGGAGGCGTCACGTCCCACTTGCCGGTGTCCGCCAGGACGAGCTTGCCGTCGATGGAGACGTCGAAGGCGACCAGGGTGTAGGCCCGTTTCGGCTGAGCTCCCTTGATCCCCAGGTGCACCTCGACAGGAATCGCCTCTCCCGGCTGCTCGCCTGCGGCAAGCTGCGGCGTCCACCAGGCGACGACGACCTGCCCGTCGCCGGTCGAGAAGGTATGGGTGGCGGTCCCGGTGGCGAGGTCGTCCACCGGCGTCGCCGTCGCCTTGGTCGCCGTCGCCTTGGGCTTCGGTGTCGCCGCAGCCTTCACGACGTGCTTGTCCTTGGCGGTCGGCATGCCGATCTTCCAGTGGCCGCCGATGTCGGAGACGTCGCTGGCCGAGCAGCCGGTGAGAGCGAGGGCGGCGAGCAGGGCCACGCCCGCCAGCGCCGTCCGGCGCCGCTGCACGGCGCTCATGCGCGGAACCCGCGGTGGCGCTGCAGCAGCTTGCGCAGCATCGTCACCGTCAGCAGCACCGTGACCACCGAGAGCATCGGCCACGCCACCTCCAGAATGGCGGACTGCAGCGACGCCTGCAGATGCAGCCAGGTGAACACCACGAACGCTGAGACGAGCAGGAAGCTGAAGGCAGGCCAGAGGATTCCCGCCGAGCCTCCCGTCCCCGACTCGCTGCGCGCCTGATCGGCCCAGTAGTCGTGCTCGCCTTTGCCGAGCACCTGCCACCACGCGACGACGAAGTGGATGATGCGCAGCACCATGTAGATCTCCGCCGGGATGAACAGCACTGAGTACACCCAGTCGGCAGCGGTGCGGTGCTTCATGGTCGCCGTCGTGCGGATGTTCAGCATCCACGCGACGACCGGCGGCACCAGCCACACTGGGTTGAAGGCGTACATGTGGCTGGAGAGCGACGCCGCGAGCAGCGCCAGGAACCCCAGCCGCGAGGCGATGTTGAACGCCATGCTCACCGTCTCGAACCAGCGCAGGCGCAGGTTGGGATGGAACGGGTGCTGCATCATGAGCTTCGCCGTACCGGCCACCCATTTCAGCTGCTGCGAATGCAAGGCACGGACGGTCGGCATGCCGCCGACGAAGGCGCGCGCCGAGGCGCTGATCTTCGTCTGGAAGCCCACCGCCTTGATCTGCAGGCTGAGGTAGCTGTCCTCCACCTCGGAGTCGCGGACGTAGGGCGTCTGCTGGTTGAAGCGCTCCATCACCCGCTCGATCGCCTCCACTCGGAAGATGGAGAGCTGGCCGCCGAGGACGGCCATCTGACGGTTGCGGAGCAGGTTCGCCATGTTGAAGGCAGCGAACTGCGCGTTTTGCCCTGCCACGAGCCACTTCGATCCGACGCCGTGGAACGCGCTGGCGTCGATGGAGTAGATGGCGGAGATGCCGCCGATGCGGCTGTCGGAGAGAATCTCGGCCTCCAGCTGCTCGACGGCGCGCTTGTGCGCCACGACGTCGGCGTCCATGCCGAGGACGAGGTCGGCTCCGGCTGCCCAGGAGTAGCCGTAGTTCAGCGCGCCCACCTTCTTGTCCGGGTTCGCGCCCATGTCGTGAACGATCACCTCGGTGGCGTAGTCGACGCCGCGGTAGGACATGATCTTCGTCCCCTCGCTCTCCTTCGCCACCCAGAAGGTGTTGTCGGAGGAGTTGTTGACGACGACGTGAATCACGTCCGGCACCCGCGTCTGCTCCAGGAGCGAGGCAATGGCCCGGGCGATGTGCGCCTCTTCGTTGTAGGCGGGGATGATGGCAGCGATCTGCGCCACCCTCCTCTTGTGGTGCTCCGGCTGAGGCAGCAGAGCCCCGGCGGAGATGTGTCGAGGAACGAGCACGATGCGCCCTGTCTCGACCAGCTGGTCGGTCATGTGGGGAATCCTTCGGGGTGAGGATTTGGAGGTGCGGGGTATGCGAGCGGCGGCCGGAGTCGTGTCCGACCGCCGCTGAGGTAGCCGTCTCGCTCGGGTCAGCGAGGCGTCAGTCGCCGAGACCGTCAGGGCAGGTCGCCATGGTGGTCGTGGCCTGGCCTCCGGCGACGTAGGTCTTGCCGGAGGGCGTGACGACGGTGCACTTCGCGTTGCCTCCCGAGAAGGAGACGACGTTGGCGTTGATGCCGATGAAGGGCTGCGCGGGAATCTTCTCGATCAGCGTGCCGGAGCTCGGAATGGTCTCCTGCTGGGTGCTGCCGTCCGCGCTGTCCCACGTTGCCGTGGAGCCTGCGGGGCCGGAGAAGGTGACGGTGTAGAGCTTGGAGGCCGGGCTCGGCGTCGACTTCGCCGGGGCGGACGCGGCCACGCTCGGCGCGGAGCTGGCCTCGTGGGCCTGCGCGGCTGCCGTGGTGTCGGTGCTGCTGGCGACGGCGAACAGCGCCGACCAGACGATCGAGAACACGATGGCGAGGATGAGGCCGACCGCTCCGAAGATCAGGCCGATGAGGCCCTGGCCGCTCCCTCGCTTCTGCACGAGGGCGATGATGCCGAGCACCACCGCGACCACGGCGAGGAAGATGATGAAGTAGCCCCAGAACGGAATCCAGACGGTCGCGAACGACACGATTCCGAGGATGAGGGCGGTGATCCCGAGGCCCCTGCCGCGCGAGGCGACCGGCGCCGGGATGTTGGGCTGACCCAGCGGGTCGGGGTAGTTGTTGCCGGTGGTGCTCATTGCTGTCTCCTTCAGCTTGGCGAGAGTCCGTCTCGCGGCGGTTACCGACGACGCTTCTGCACGTCGGCGTCGCTCCACTCGGACTGCGAGCGGAGCAAGATGGTGATTATCGTGCCGTTGTCGGCGCTGACCACGGCGAGGTCGCCGCGCTGGCTGACCGTGACACGACCGCGCGGGTTGAAGCTCGTCCAGGTCTGCTCCGGGTCCGTGAGGACCGTGAGCACCTCGGCCCAGCTCACGTCGCGAGCCGCCATCTTCTCCAGCACATGTCGGCTGGGGTAGTAGGGCGTGTTCTCGGCGGAACCGGAATCCTCGTACGCCATGACGTCTCCTTCGCTCGGCGTAATTAGTGTGTTATTACTGTAACACACTAACTCAGAGCAGCGGCCGATCCCCGGAGCGCTCCGTTGGGCGCCAGTCGCGGGGACCTGCGGCAGTAATCGGCACTGCAGCCGAGTGGCGCGGGGCCGAGCTTGTCGCGGGGCTCGTCGCAGGCTCCGCTGCAGGGTGCTCGGCGGCGCTGGCAGCCCCGCTCGCAGGCGTTGACGGCTTGGTGGCGGGGTTATCCACCCGGGTCTCTCTCGCCGCGCGAGCGGCGCGCAGAGCGCGGATGAAGCGCACGGTGACGTTGACCAGGCGGTAGAGCAGGATGGCGAGGAGCACCACGCTGATCATGGCGTAGTAGCTGAAGACCAGCAGGCCCCAGAACAGCTGGAACAGGCCGCCGATGAACCCCGTCATGCCACGGATGGGTCGGAAGCGGAAGCTGACGAAGAACGGGCCGGGCAGGCCCATGCCGATGCGCATTACTCCGCCGCCCTTCCGGCCTCGTTCATCTGCTCCAGCTCCGCCAGCATGGCGTCCGAGTAGCTCTGACGGCGCGACAGCACGAGCGCCTGCTCAACCATGGCGTCCCAGAGCGGGAGCAGGTCGATCTTCACGCTCCGGCCGTCGGCCGTCGCCAGCGAGGCAACGAGGGTACGGCCCTCCGGCGTGCGGCCGAGGTGCACGTCGCCGTCCTCAGTCTGGATGGTCGCTATCGGCTCCGTGAGGATCGCCTCCATCGGCCCGACCGAGCGGATGGTCAGCTGGAAGCCAGCCTGCGGCACCTGCTCGCCCTCATCCTCGGCGGCCGGGACGGGCGTCTGCTCGGTCATGCGGACACCTCCGCGGTCTGCAGCCCGGCGAGCGGGTCGATGCAGCGCACCTCGTAGATGGGCTCGGAGTGGGCGGGCTTCGCGGGGACGTCGCGGTAGCCGACGACCACCTTCTCACACACGCCCTGGCCGAGCTCGAAGCAGACGTTGGAGCCGTGCGCCTCGGCGAAGAGGTAGATGTTGCCGTCCTCGCGGAACAGCTGCAGCGAGGGCTGCGCCGTCAGGAGCGCGTCCGCGATCTCCTCGCGAGCCTGCGGCAGATCGTCGTAGCGGACGTCGCCCGTGGGCACGACGGAGACGATGACGTCGGCGTAGTACCACCTGTGTTCGCCGAAGAAGCGCTCGCGGTTGCTCTCCTTCGCCTCAGCGGTCAGGATGCCGAGGTTATAGGAGTTGGCGTAGGTGATCTTCGCCCCGGCCTGGTCGACGATGCGGTCGGCCCAGGTGGACGCGAGATAGCGGGAGTACAGGTTGCTGGTGTGGGTGCTCATGTGATCCTCTCCTTGGATGAGCGTGGCGGTGGGCGGTGGCGCCAGCCGGTCAGTTCTCGACGCGGCTGACGTTCAGTTCGAGGGTGGTGTCGAAGAACGCCTTGGCGCGCTCCGCGGGAAGCCACTTGAAGATGGCGGTCAGGTTCGGCACCCGCTTGTAGAACTTGCGGTTGATCGGCTTGGCGGCCGGGAACGCGAGCGCGAAGGCGTCGGCCTTGATCGTGCCGCGACGCTCGCGCACGGTGACGTTGAAGGCGCCGATCTGGTGCTCGCCCGGCTTCAGGCTGTCCTTGATCTGCGCGTTGAGCTTGTCCAGCTCCTTCTTCCGTGCGGCGATCTCCTCGCGCAGCTCGGTGTAGCGCGCCAGCATGGTGGGCGTGACAGCGGCGTGAGCCGCCTCGGTGGGGACGGCCGCGACTGCGGCAGTGGCGGTGCGTGCCATGATGCTTCCCTTCATCTCGACTTGCGATTACTTGGCGACCGGTTCGGAGGCGCGGTCGCGCTTGGTGGAGTTGAGCCCAGCGACCAGGCGGCCATACTGCCCGGGCTCGAAGCGGAAGGTGAAGTCGATGAACTTCCCGTCCTCGTCTCGCAGCGCTGCCATGTGGAGGTAGCCGAGCTGCACAAGCTTGCGCAGCCGAGCTTCGGCCGATGCGACGTCCGTGCCGAGAAGCTGTGCGGCCGTCTGCAGGTGCAGCACGTCCTCCGGCTCCAAGGTCGACACCAGCGTCCGCACGTCCTGCGCGGCGTAGGCGTAGCTGTCATCTCCGGACTTGCGGTACGAACCCTGACGAGGCATCTCGCCCTCCTTCTGTTTGCGTGTTATAAGAATAACACACTAACTCAGAGGATCGGTACTAGGACGTGGATCAAGCCCGCAGAGTGACGTTCTGCGGCACGCCCGCGATCTCCGGCACGTTGCCCAGGTCGATGAGCCTGGCGGCGAGGTTGGCAGGCGAGACGGCGTGGAAGGGTCGGCCGTCGTCGAACAGCTTCACGCCCGCCGCGCTCATCCCGGCGTCTGCCATAGCCGAGCAGAACCAGCGGTCGTCCTTGTCCAGCCACGTCTCCACCGCCCGGAACTCTTCATCGTGCCGCTTCGCCGAGCGCAGCCACAGCGCGTCCAGGCCCACGATGAAGTCGCCGAAGTAGTCGTAGCGCTTGCCGATCTGCGCCTCGCACCACAGCTCCAGCGCGTCCTGCTGGGTCGTGGTCAGGTCGACGGTGGCCGAGGAGTAGACGGTCTTACCTGCCCCGGTCCACTCCTCTAGTGCGCGGAATCGCACGCCGCCGGGAGCCGCCTCACAGATGCGGTCGGCGAGGACGATGTAGGAGTGGGCGAACTGCGACAGCTCCACCGCCTTGATCAGGTGACCCATCGGGCCGTTGACGTTGGTGGTGGAGGCGATCGAGTAGCGATGCTGAGCGTCCATGAGCCGGATTCTATCCGTCAGTCCTCGATGATCTCGCCCTCGATGGGCTCGTCCGACTCCAGCTCATTCTGCGTCTGGGCGATGGCGGGACGCTTGCGCAGCACGTCGCTGGCGCGGCCCTGATAGATGGTGAGGCCGTTCACCGTCGTCGCCTCGATCTCCAGGTGCAGCTCCGGGTCCGGGAACTTCAGCGTGGCCGTCACGTGGTCGACGACGAGCATCGCCGCATAGGTATTGCCGTCGGCGCCGTCGAAGATGAGCACGCCGGGACCGTTCGGCCGGGGCAGGTGGAAGTACGAGGACGCCATCAGCCGATCTCCCCGTCCGGCTCCAGGCCGTCGTCGTGGCGCGAGAGGCTGCGCAGGCGAGCCGTCTCCTCCGGGCTCGGCGCGCGCCGCGTAGCGGGGTGGGTGAGGAAGCGCAGGTCGTTCGGATAGGTCGCCTTCGCCTCCTGCTTACCGCCCGGCTTGCCGTAGTCGACCATGACGTAAGTCTCGCCGACGTACATGATCACGCCCACCTCGTCGGCCTCGCCGTTCGGGCGCCCGGCCGCCAGGTAGACAACCTTCGAGCCGATACGGGAGCGCGCCCGTGCCAGCGTGACGCGCGTCGGGTCTTCCTCGATCGCTCGCTCAGCGGCGAGCTCTGCTGCAGTCTTACGAGGCATCGTCCTCGCCCTCCTTCTCGTCCGGCTCGGCCAGCTTGGAGTCGGAGTCTTGCCACACGGTCGGAGTCCATTCCAGCGGGCCTCGCTTCTCATCGGCCACGGCCAGCGTGGCGCGAGCCTGCGCGGCCTGCAGGTGGTAGGTGACCTCCATCGGCAGCGGCGATCCGGGCTGGTACATGCGCGGGAGCATGTTCTCCGCCTGCGCCAGGTGCCACAGTGCCCACTGCCGGTTGGAGTTCAGCACGCTCGGGCGTCTTTGCGGTGCAGCCATCAGCTGACTCTCCTCACGATGTCTTTCACGTCGCCGGAGTATCCGGCCACGCCCTTCAGGTGCACGACCAGGCCGTAGTGCGGCTTCGGGTCGTAGGGCATCGGCGGCAGCTCCACAGTGTCGCCGACGGCGAGCTTGCCGCCCGGCCAGCGGTAGCAGAGCACCTTCGTCGTTTCGTGCCGCCACCTCCCGACGTGTGGCATATGCACGAGCACCGAGACGCGACGCGGCCGCACCTCCGGGCGCGGGTCGAGCTCGACGTAGCGGGACTCCAGCTCCTTGGCGCTCGGTGTGCCGAAAGGCGTCGCGTCGGCCGGAGCAGTCTGAGTGGTGGGCGAGGACGCCGCGTGCCTAGCCATTGAAGAACTCCTCGGGAGTCGGAAGATCGAGCAGGTCCGAGTCAACGCCGTAGCTCCATTCGTGCGGCGTCGGCTCCTTCGCCGGGCGCAGCTCTCGCTGCAGCTCGACGGCGAGGGCGTGCAGGTCCGGCTCGCCCTCAATCAGAAGCAGCCGGGACTCCAGCTCGGAGCCGTTGAACCTGACGTGCCGCTCGATGTGGGCTTCGCTCGGATCGATCGAGTGCTCCTGGCACAGCACGGCGAGCTCAGCGAGCGTGACGCCGAACTCCACCGGGAACTTCCGGCGCGGGTGGCGGATCATGCGACGTCACCTCGCACCAGCTGAGCGATGCGCTCCAGGATCGCGGGCGTGATGCACTCCTGGGAGCACGCATAGGTCTTGGGCAGGTACCCGCCTCCGCCGCCGGTCTCCCAGTAGCCACGCTCGAAGTGGTAGCCCGGAGCCGGGTCGTCCTTGGAGTGCTCGTACTCGTTGTCGCACGCCGGGTTGTCGCACACCAGCAGGGTCGCGCGTCGCGTTGCCATCAGTGGGCCTCCTTCTCGGCTGCTGCCTGCCAGGCGATCGCCCGGGTGTACGGCGGGAACTGCTCCCAGGTGCACTCCTCGGGCAGCTTGTCGTCGCGCTTCTCAATGATGCGTGGCTGCACCGGCGAGCCGTTCTCGCCGAGGTAGAGGTAGGCGATCTTCACCACGTCGCCGCGGGAGATGGTGAGGTCCTTGCCGATCAGCGAGGCAGCCCCGATCTTCTTCAGCTTGTCGCCGACGTATACCCCGAACACGGCCGAGCCCTTCTCGACCACCCCGTTCGGCTTGAAGGTGCGGGTGGCGTTCAGGACCACGACGTCGGCGTCCTTCACCAGCTTGTGCTTCAGCCACTGCTTGGTGCGCGCGCCGGGGAGGTAGGTCGAGTGGAGGTGCTTGCTCACCGCGCCCTCGACGCCAGCCTCCTGCACCGCCGCCCACATCGCCGCCTTCTCGTCGCTCGTCCAGGCGGTCGGGGAGAGCTTCACGTGCGGTCGCCAGCTCGCCTCCAGCCCGAGGCCATGCAGGAATGCGATGCGACCGGCGAGGGAGTGCTCAGGGGTGATGAGCTGCTGACGCGCGGCCCAGTCGTGCCATTCGAGCACGTCGAAGATGTGGTAGGTGCCGGTCTCGATGATCAGCTCGCCGTCGAAGGTGATCTGATTGGCGCCGGGCGCGGTCGCCTGCCGCCACTTCTCCAGCTCGGCTTCCAGCTGCGGCAGCACTAGAAGAGCGGCGGCGAACTTGATCGGCGCCACGCCGTCGTTCGTGAACGTCCACGTGCCGACCGCCTCTTCGGGCGTCTCCATGTAGATGGCCTGCATGCGCGCGCCGTCCAGCTTCTGCTGCATGATCCAGTCGTCGTCGGCGATATACGGCGCCACGTCCTCGGGGCGGCTGCCGATGTCGGTCAGCTTCATGATCTTCACGCGAGTCTCCTTCTCGGTAGCGGCTGTCGCTGCTAGTTAGCGTAACACACTAATAACACACTAATGCACCCGCTGAACCGGCGGGTCAGCGAGCACCGGACGACCCTGCGGGTCGCGGAAGTGCATGACGAGACTGCTGTCATCCTCGTCGCCGGTGCCGATGATCGCCCGCAGCCACTTCGCCCGCGGCACCGGCAGCAGGTAGGCACCAACGGTGGAGTGCAGCGAGCGGTCCTCGTTGTAGAGCGGGAGGTAGCCGCCGACCGTCTGCCGGTTCATCTCCACCTCTACCTGCAGGCGTACCGGCACCCGGCCGACGCGGATGTGCAGCTGCTTGGCGAGCTGGAACAGGGTCGGCAGGTCGTTGGCGTGGGTGAGCGGGGTGGCCGGGCGATCCAGCCCCTCCAGGTGCCGCGGCGGCAGGAACCGCGCCGCAGCCTCCTCGGCACTCTTGGCTCCGAGAGCGATGAACTCCTCGCTGGACAGGATCGTCCACAGCTGCATGATGTCGGACTTGGGGGCGCGCGCCTTCGGGCGCTGCTTCGTGCTCATCCGTTCATCCTGCCTGCTCTCACGTGGCGGAGTCGAGGGCTGGCCTTCACCAGCTTGTCGTTCACTCGCTTCATCGCCTGCATGCTGGCGCGGTCGAAGCGGGTCATCTGGCCGGTGACGGGATCGGCATTGTTCTGCTCCAGCTCCACCTCCAGCAGGTTCATGGCTTGGCGCACGACAGCCACCTCGGCCTCTGTCAGCTCGATCTTGCGGCCCATCTCGTTCTCCTCACGTTCGGCGTTCATCATTAGTGTATTATAAATATAGTACGGGAATTGCCCGCCGATGGAGGAGACATCATGACTCAACCCACGAAGGAGCAGCGCCTGCTGCTCCCGCCTACTGGGGTCAGCTGGGAGGCTGGCACCACCTTCCCGCTCACCGAGGAGCTCATCGCGCTGCTGCGCCGCGGCAACGTCGACTTCAACGACGACGCCTACGAAGGCGCGGCCGGGCTCGACCTGAAGCGGCCCTACGGCAACTCCGACGTGCTGACCGACGTCGCGGAGATCGTCTACGGCGACCGCCTGATCAGCCAGGACGACGAGAACTTCTTCCTCATCCAGCCGCTGAGCGACCGCGACCCGGGCACGGAGGCTCAGCTGGTCTCCCGCGTCTCGGATACCGTCCTGCGCCAGTTGCACCGTGCCACGGGCACCGCGCTGGCGATCGTGCTGTCGACCGGCTCCTTCCAGCCGGGCGTCTACCGGCGCACCCGCTCCTACTCGGACGCCTGGGAGTATGTCGGCCCGATCGAGCCGGAGGCGGCCGAATGAGCGCCGACTTCGACTCCCTGGTGCAGGCCGTCGAGGAGGCGATGGACTCGGACATCCGCCTGCTGCTCCTCCTCACCGGCGTCACGCTGAAGGAGTACGAGGAGGGCCTGGACGGGATCAAGACCGCCCTGGCGAAGCGCGCGGTGCGCGCGGTGTTCGACGCCGTGCCTGCAGCTGCTGGCGACCTCGACCGGCGCTGGAAGGTCGGCGATCGGGTGGAGTATTACCGTCCGTACGTCGCCGACTACGAGCCCACGGTGCCGGGCGTCGTCACGGCCATCGATACCGAACTCTCCCAGAGCAAGTTTCTGAGGGTGCGCTTCGACGAGAACGCCAAGCTGCCGGAGTGGATGGAACGCGAGCAGCACATCAACCCGAGCGTCATGCGGCACGTCGAGAAGAGGGAGAGTTGAGCATGGAGCAGACGATCCCCATCCCCGTCGACGTGCGCGACCTGGCCGAACGTATCGGTGCGAACCCGGATCACTGGCGTCACCAGTGCCACGTCGCCAGTCTGCAGATCGTACGAAGCTGGCTGTTCCCCGGAGCCCAGGTCGCTCGCGGCACGGCTCCCGGCATCCTCGGCCAGCACAGCTGGGTCGTAGTGCCACCCGACGATCTGCTGCCCTATGACCCGGAGCGCAACGGCCCGCTCGCCTACCATCCCGAGGCGCGAATCGTGGATGCGACGATGTGGAGCTACAGCCCGGAGACGCCGGGCATCGTCAGCGCGAGCAACTCCCGGATCAGCTATCGTCCGCATGGAGCGGAGTCGATCTGGGACGCCGGGCAGCCACGCGTCGGCTACGGCGAGCCGATCTGGCTGGGCCAGCCGGTCGGCGGAGACCCGCGCAGCCCCGGACAGCGATTCCTAGACCTCTGCGGCCCGCTCGACCTGCAGGGCTGGCAAGACCTTCTGTCGGGTCCGATGATGGGCTGGCCTGCGCGGGAGGTACTGCGAGCGGCTTACGAGCACCCGAAGCTGCGTGCTCTCATCCCCGTTGACCATCTCGGCATGGTCGCCGGAATCGACCCGGAGGGCCTGTACGCCTAACGGCAGCCGCCACTCATCCACGCACCAACGAAAGGAATCCCGTGGAGCAGATCAGCAAGAAGTTCATGAACTGGGCCAGCATCATCGACGAGGCCACCATGGAGCAGGCGAAGCTCACGAGCACGATGCCCTTCATCTTCCCGCACCTGGCGCTCATGCCGGATGCCCACCTCGGCAAGGGCGCCACTGTCGGCTCGGTCATCCCGACGCTCGGCGCGATCATCCCGGCCGCCGTCGGAGTTGACCTAGGCTGCGGGATAATCGCCGTGCGCACGCAGTTCACTGTGGAAGACCTGGAAAGGCCCGGGCTACGGCAGGCGCTGCGGGAGGTCATCGAGGCGCGCGTCCCCATGTCGGCCGGGAAATACAACGCCTACCTGACGGCGAGCGCGCGCGGGCGCATCGAAGTTCTGGAGCGAGCTGCCCTCAGCGGTACGTACGGCGGGCATCGATTCGACCCGTCGAGCTACGCCGGGAACTGGCGGGAGCAGCTTGGCACCCTCGGCTCCGGCAACCACTTCATCGAGGTGAGCGCCGACCAGGAGGACCGCATCTGGCTCTTCCTGCACTCCGGCTCGCGCGGCATCGGCAACAAGATCGCCCAGCACCACATCACCGTAGCGCAGGAGCTCGCGAAGAAGTGGTGGATCGACCTGCCGCACCCGGACCTCGCCTACCTGGTGCAGGGCACGCCGGAGTTCTCGGCCTACGTCGCCGAGCTGCAGTGGGCGCAGGCGTTCGCCCTGGCGAACCGTGAGGAGATGATGGATCGTGTGCTCGCCGCCTTCAGCGAAGTGGTCACCCAGTCGAACACCTCGGACGCGGTGATCGAGGAGATGCGGGTGAACTGCCACCACAACTACACCTCCTGGGAGCGGCACTTCGGCAAGCAGGTCATCGTCTCCCGCAAGGGCGCGATTGACGCCAGCGAGGGCACCTGGGGCCTCATCCCAGGCTCGATGGGCGACAAGTCGTACGTGGTGGTCGGCAAGGGCAACCAGCTGGCCCTGAACTCCGCGCCGCATGGCGCCGGACGCGTGCTCTCGCGGTCGGCCGCGCGCCGGACGTTCACCTCTGAGCAGCTGCACGACTGGATGGCGGCAGCCGGGACGGAGTACCGCGACACGGACGCCTTCATCGACGAGCACCCGATGGCCTACAAGCGCATCGACCTGGTGATGGCGGACGCCGCCGATCTGGTGGACGTCCGCTTCGAGCTTCGCGCACTGATCAACTGCAAGGGAGACTGACATGACTGACGAGCAGCCCGCGCTGGACGGCATCGAGGTGGAGACGGTAACGCCGCCGCCCGCCGAGGCGGAGGAGTCCGAGACCTCCGACCGCTTCGACCCGCTTCCTGACCGGCCCTACGGCTTCTGCAACACCTGCCGCGGGCTTCACCAGGAACGCAGCTTCGCCACCAAGGACGACGCCCAGGCCCACCTGGCCGAGACTCGGGAGGCAGAGCAGGCGCACGGCCGCAGCCATTCGATCACGGTCACGAACCCGGAGCGATCGAGGCTCATCGAAGGCGAGGTGGACTCGATTATACAGAGCGCGATCACCGACGCCATCGAGGAGCTCGTCCGCCTCACCGAGCCACGCATCAGCTCCTGGCGCAGCTCGGCCTCGGCCGAACTGCAGCGGACGCCGCCGGACGCCACCGTCGATGAGATCCAGGAGGCCCTGCGTTGGTACGACGACTTCCAGGAGGCGTGGAAGGACTACCTGGTGGAGGTCGCTCAGGACGAGGAAGCCGAGAAGGACTGGCCGGAGTAGCTAGCGCTCGCATCGCGCGGCTTAGGCCGGAGCGGTCACTGCCCGAAAAAGATTCGCGGGTTGTGACCGTTTCGGCCTAGTTTGTGTAATATAAGAATGTTACTGAAACTCAGTGACACCGAGCCGGGAAGCTCGGGTTGCGGGTAGGAGCCCGCGGGAAGGAGGCCATCATGGCCCGCAAGACCACCAAGGCGTCGGAGTTCAGCATCGAGCTGGGCGAGGGATGGGTCACCGAGTGCACCACGCACGGCGCCGTCTCGGACGTCGCGAAGAGCCGTGACGCGGCTCGCAGCATCAGCCTCGCGTCGTTCTGCGCCGACTGCGCCGCGGACGCCGCCAAGGCCGCGCAGTTCTCCGACGACCTGGCCCAGACCTACAAGCCGCTGGCTGAGCGCACCGACGTGGACGAGCCCGCGCAGGAGCCGGAAGGTCAGGCCATCGACCAGATCATCGTCGACCTGTCTACGGTACCGGAGGACGGCTCGGGCGTCGAGGACGAAGAGATCGAGATCGAGCGCCGCGCCGACTTCCAGGCGGCTGCCGATGCGATAGAGGTCCGCGAGGAGCTCGCCGTCTCCGGTGACCGAAATGCCAGCCTGGTCCGCCCGGCCGAGACCCCGGCGCAGACGAAGGCGCTCGACGAGCTGCGTGCGGCGGCCGCCGCCTACGCCGAGGAGAAGTCCCCGGCGACCATGCGAGCTCGCCAGCTAGCCACCATCCACGCCAACAAGCTCGGCATCCCTCGGGCGACGGTCGTCGACGCGGCGCAGGCGTCGTTCGCTTACGTCTACCGCCTGAGCCAGCGCGCCCGTCAGGACGAGATCGAGGCCCTGGCGAAGAAGGAGTCGCGCCAGGCCCGTCAGGCTGCCAAGCACTCCGAGTCGGTCGCTGCGTAGTCGGACGGCGAAGCCCGGGAGCCCTACGAGGGCGACCCGGGCTTCGTCGTGTCGCGGTGCTCGCCGTAGGCCCGGCGCAGCGCCTCGACGCGCGGGTCGCGCTTCGGAGCCATCGCCCGGCCCGAGCTGGCGGCGCTCGCGCGCGTCGCGGTGATGCGGAGATTCAGTGGGGTCAGGCTGCGCTGCCCCGACGGCTGCCCGGGAATCGAGATGCCCGCTATTCCTGGGTCACGCAGGTGGCTGAGAGCCTGCGTCAGGCCGTCCACCTGGTCATCGTGGGCGTCGTGCGGGAAATTGCGCAGCTCCGAGATGAGGGTGCGCACCCACTCGTTGCCCGCGTCCGTCGGGTGCGGCAGGTAGACGTTGCCACTCTCGATCTCCGGGGTGATGGAGCGCGCTCGCGCCTCCTTGCTCGTCGTCGGAGTCACCGGCTTGATCCCCGCGACGTGATCGCGGAGGGTGTCGATGATGGCGGGTCCGTTCGCCTTGTCCTCGATCAGCCGCACGTGCACGTGCTTGCCGTACGGACTGCCGATGGGGTCGTCGTGGCGTCCCCATGCGAGCATGCGCTCGATGGTGTGGGTGAAGGTCCACCGGCCGCGCTGCTGCGCGACCAGGAACCGGTTCGCCCCGATCTTCACCCAGCGCTGCCCGACCACGTAGTCGCTGTCGTCGGTGGCCTTGAAGGTGGCGTCCCAGCTGTCGACCCAGGTGCCGTTGGTCACCAGGTCCGGCTCCAGGTAGATGATATTCGGTTCGGGCACGCGGTTGTTCTCGGCGTCGGTGGTGAACGCCTTCTCGGGGTCGCGAGTCCAGTAGCGGAACTTGTCCATGTCGAAGATGGCGCCCTTCGCGGGAGCGGGTCGCTGCTGGTACTGCGCCGCCCAATTGTACTCACCGACGGCCGTGCGGATGGAGCTCCAGCGCGAGATGGCCTCTTCCTCGGTCTCCTCGGGCACCAGCGGGCTGAGCAGCGGCGCGCCTTCGGCGCGGCCGAGCACGTCCTCGGGCTCGCCGTCCTTCGGCTTCTCGGCGATGGCCGGGAACGAGATGACCTCCCACTCGTTCGGGTCGCCCTCGTATTCGTGGCTGAGCAGGCGGCCGATGAAGTCGTCCTCATGCCAGCGAGTTCCCACTGCTATCGCCAGCGACGGCGGCTCCAGGCGGGTGAAGGCGGTGCCGGTCCACCAGGACCACACGGCGTCGCGCACCGTCGCGGAGTGCGCCGAGGCGGAGTCCTTCACGATGTCGTCGACGATGAGCACCCGGAAGCCGACACCCGTGATCGGCGTGCCCATCGAGCGCGAGTGGACCTCGCCTTCCTGCGCGGTCTGCCAGTCAGAGACAGCACCGGCGTCCGGCGCCAGCCGCACGCCCAGCGTGTTCGAGTTGCGCTCGATCAGGCGTCGCACCTGGCGACCCCAGCTGGTGGCGAGCTGCGTGGAGTTGGAGACCAGGCCGATCTTCAGCGTCGGGTCGCGCCGCAGCAGCCACACCAGCAAGTAGATCGAGATGAGCAGGCTCTTGCCGGTGCGCGGCGGCATCGACACGGCGATGAACCGGTTCTTGCCTGCGGTGACGTCATCCAGCGCCACCGCCAGTCGCTTCGCGAGGTAGTCGAGGTGCGGGCGCCGCACGTACTTCTGATCGAGCTGCTCGGCCTGCTCGCCGGGATCAGCAGGGATGGCGTTCTTGTTCGCGGGAATCCGCGCCAGGATCGCGTCCACCACGGCCTCGGGCATGCCGTCGAGCACCTCGGAGAGCGCTTCGTCGGTGAGGCTGCCGATGAACTCGATGATCTCCGGGTCGAGGAAGTCGTCATCATCCATGGGCTCGAACTCAGGCATGCAAGCTCCTCTGCGCGTGCACGATCCCGGCCACTCGTCGCCCAGCGGCCTCGGGGGTGAGCTGCCCGGTGTCGAGGGCGAGCTTCAGCACTGCTGGGTCGTCGTGGAAGGCGGCGAAGGTGCGCTCGGCGGCGGTCTTCCGCCCGGCGCGCCAAGTGGCGCTCTGCGTGGAGCGGTTCAGCTCGCGTCGTTCCTCGGGAGCGGTGACGTGCACGAGCACAAGGTGCGCGCTCTCCTTCAGCTCCGTTAGGAATCCGACAGTGCCCAGGCGCGCGCCCTCGCCGACGATGAGCTCGGTGGTCTCCGGCAGGGCGGCTGCCCATGTCACGGCGTCGGGGTGGACGCCCATGCTCAGCGCGTCAGTGCCAGGGAAGGAGGGCCGCTGCTTCCCCAGGTACACTCCCGAGGTGCGGCCAGCCGGGCTGACGAGGGCCTGTCCGCGCAGCAGTCCGTGCAGGCGCAGCTCTCCCGGCAGCACCGACCACTCCAGCGCGCGCAGCGCGTGCTCGACGGTGGTGGACTTCCCGGCGCCGGGAGCTCCGATGACGTACAGCGCAACGGGCTTCATGCGGAGACTCGCAGCTCTGCGAGAACGGTGCTGAGGACACGCTGCGCCTCGATCGGAACCACGCCGAAGCCGGTGCGGTGGAAGCCGCTCCAGTGCCAGGCACCAGCTCCGAGCGGGCTGCGGCGCAGGCGCTCGCCCGGCTCACGCTGCAGGCGCGTCCCGCTGACCAGGTGCCAGCCGTCGGTGGTGCTCAGCCAGCCGAGGTTGAGCGCCTTCTCCATCAGGCTCTGCGCTTGCGTGCGCGCGGCCGCCAGCGTGCTCGCCGAGCTGGAGCCCAGACGCGCGCCCGAGCGGTATGTCACCCCGGCGAGCACCTTGTATGGGGCGATGTGGTGCAGGCGCAGCGTGCCCGGCGGCTGCCGCAGCGCCGTGGGGTCGTCGTGAAGCCAGGTGTGCCCGTAGGTGCGGCGGCCGAGACCGGTTCCCGTGCACCACACCACGGCGTCGCCGGAGAGCTCGCCGTCGGCAACGACGACTGAGGTGGGCACTGGCGCCGTCGTTACGGTGCTGCGCACGTCGGGCTCCAGCAGCACCGAGGACGGGTCGACGCCGTACCAGTCGGCTTGCCGCGCGGCCTCGGCGCCGGGCTTGCGATAGCTGGTGACAGAGCCGCCGCGAACCACCTCGACGCCGAGCTCTTCCCAGGCGGCGAGCGAAGGCGCCAGCATCGGGCGATCCTCCGCTGGCAGATGCCCGCTGCGCAGCAAGGCGATAGCCGCCGTGGTCGACGGCTGCGTATCGCTGACGAGAGTGACGGAATGCCCCACTGAGCTGGCGATGCGCGTCAGCGCGCTACCGGCGAGCCCCGCGCCGACCACGATCAGGTGAGCCATGCCCAGCAGTCTACAGCTCGGCGGCGAGCTCGCTCACGGCGACGAGCAGCTGCTGCAGGGCGCGATCGTATGCGGGCTCGCCGCCGAACGCTGGATCGGCGATGGGGCCGATCATGCGCACGGGAGCATCGTCGAACTGCAGCGCCTCCAGCCGGGCGACGTGATTCGAGGCCATCGCCAGCACCAGCTGCGGGTTGTCGCCGCTGCGCAGGGCAGTCGCAAAGGTGCGGCTGCGATGACGAGCGGCTGCCGTGGCGAGGCCGAGCTGCGCCATGCGGGTGCGCATCGGGCGAGCCATCGGTCGGCCATCACGTGCACGCTCGCCGACAGCAGCCGAGGTGACGCGCAGGTCGGGACGGTAGTGCCGCAGCAGAATCTCCATCGCCGGGCTCCGGGCCACGTTCCCGGTGCACACCACGAGGATGCGCTTCGGCGCCGTCATGCCGCGGCCGCCTTCGCGCTGCCGTGCGTGGCTTGCCATCCGGCCTCCAGGCGCGCGTCGAACGGCTCCTGCCGGGGCAGGCGACCGGCGAAGTCGTCGAGAAGGTGCCGAGGGTTGCGCTCCGCCAGCGCATGCTCCAGCCACTGCGCTGCGAACTCCGCTGCCGCGCCGACCTGCTCGGGGGTGCGCGGGGCCGCGAAGCAGCGGAACTCGATGGTGCCATGCTTGCGCAGCGCCCGCAGGTTCATCGCCTCACGGCTCTCCAGGTGCCACTGCGGAGCGCCAAGCTTCGCCGAGAACGGCACCTCGGCCGCCAGAGCTGCCTCCAGCGTCGGCGCGGCCATCCGGGCCAGGTGCCGCGAGGCCGGAATGAAGTGGTGCCGGGACTTCTCGCTGTGCTTCTGGCGCCTGCGCGCAGCCTGCAGCGCGGGCATCGTGGGCTGCCCGTCGAGAAGGGGCGTGAGCGGGTCGAGCTGCGGCAGCATCCCCGGCAGCCACCCGCGGGTGAAGTCGGCGATGCGCTTGACAGTCTCCAGCTCCGCTGGGTCCGTGAGGCCCGGGATGCCGACGTGCACGTGCAGGTTCGAGCGGTAGTTGTAGCCGGGCTGCAGCGCTTCCCACACCGGGACGATCGCTGCCACGAGCTCGTCCGGGCTGCCGACGACGGGCGTGTTCGTCTCGCCGCCGAGAGTCGTCCGGCGGCCGGTGGGGTCGTTGGCGGTGCCATCGGAGTTGACGATGGTGTAGTCGGTGCGAGACCACTCCCATCCCGGCGGCAGCTCCGCGCGGCTGTTCACGTCGGGCCATTCGAGCTCAGCTCCGAACGTCCACTGGCTGCGTGGTGCGGTCATCTCGCCTCCGAGGTGCTCATACGCGGCAGGTACACAGGCTTGTCGGCGACGCCCACCATGATGCCGCGGTCGCGGTACATTCGGCGCAGCTGCGGCCGAACGCCCTGCCAGCCGCCGTGCTCGCCGAGCAGACCGCTGGCGAAGCGCGCCTCGCGCGCGTCCCACGCCTCAGCCGGGATCGCTCGCGGCGGCAGGCGCGTGCTCAGCCAGTCGCCGAGCATGGAGTCGATGTCGTTGCCCAGGTAGTAGTGACCGGAGACGAGGCTGTGGAAGTCGCAGAGGCTCGTCTCCACCTGGGCCAGGTCGTCCTCGCCCAGGTACGCCGCCAGCAGGTCGGTGCGGCGGTTCAGCTCGGCGACAGCGGCGCTGTCGTTGCCGTCGACTCCCAGGCCCAGATCGACCAGGCCCTTCCGCGGACCCGAGCTGTACGCGTGCCCGGCATCGGCGGCGACGAGTGGCAGCCCGACGACCTTCTGCAGCATCTCGACGGTCTTGTACGCCGCCCAGCGCCCGTTGCCGCGCAGCGTCGTCAGGGCGTCGAACAGGCGCGTCCACCCGGCGGTACCGGCGGCGCCGTCGAGTGCAGCCATCGCCCAGGAGTGAGCTCCGCCCGCATCGCGATATACCTCGGCGACCTGCAGCAGGTGCGCGGCGAGCATGCTGCGCGTGCGGTGACCGCGGCGCTCAGTGTTGCACGGCAGGTCGAGCAGGCCCAGCTCGGCGAGCCCCTCGGCAGTGCGCGGCATCGCCGCCAGCGACGGCACCCGCGCGAAGGCGACGAGCGTGGAGCCGGGGTGGTACCACGCCACGTGCAGGAACACGAGCCATGCTCGCTCTTCGTTGCGCAGCCGCCAAGCCCGGGCGAGCTCGTCGAACACCGGATACACCGGGTCGATGTCGCCGGAGGTCACCTGCGCGGCGTGCCAGCGCACGTAGTCCTTCAGCCGCCGACCGTCGGCGCCGAGAGCGAGCAGGTCGCCGTACAGCTCGCCGCGCAGCAGCACCTGTCAGCTCTCCTGCTTGGAGCGGCGTGCTGCGGCGCGCTCCAGGGCCTTCGCCGACATCTTCATGCCGTCGTCGCCGCTGGCCGAGGAGATGTTCGGGATCTTCCGCTGGTCGGCGCTGAGGGCGGCGCGCCCGATCATCTCGTCCTCGCGCTGCGAGCGGCGCTCACGGGCGTACGCGGTCTCCTCGGCGTAGGTGTGGCAGTCCTTCAGGCCCTGCAGCGCGTAGTAGACGATGGAAATGCGGTAGCCGTCGGCCTTCGTCTTCTTCATCGGCGTCACCCCGTGCACCAGGCCCTTGCCGTAGAACGCCACGGCGTAGCCGTCGCGCGCGGGCACTGCGATGCCGTACTCCGGGATGTGCAGGAAGCCGCCGGTGACGCCGCGCCGGATAACGGGCATGACGGACCACGCCTCGAAGTTGTTACGGTCCTGGTGGTACGGCAGCGCGCTCTCTTTGTTGATCACGCCCGAGGTCCACAAGCTGGACTTGCTCAGCCGCCAGTCCGGCAGCACGCGGTCGATCACATCGCGGCCCATCACCTCGACCTCAGGGAACGCGGCGCCCAGCTGCAGCGCGAGCACCTCGCTGTAGTGCGAGAGGAAGTCCGCGGTGGTGGCGTAGTCGCGATTGAACGCCGTCAGCACGCAGCCTTCCTGGCCCATCATGGGCTTGCGCGGGCGGTAGCCGAAGGTGACGGACTTGTTGCTGAAGCCCATGTTGATTCGAGGGGTGTTCTGGCCGAAGGCGCCCTGGCTGGAGAGCACGGCGGCGCGCAGCACGCTCAGCTCCAGGCACGGGAAGATCGCCAGCACCGGCTGGCCGGTCTCTTCGTCGAGCCACAGTCCGCCGCCCATCATCTCGGCGGTGGCGTCCACCTTCGGCACGCGCTCGCCGATGAGCTCACGGGCCTCCTCAGCCGCCATCACGCGCCGCAGCGTGCGCCGCGGCAGCTTCGCGATGGAGTCCGCGGCTGCGGCGACCAGCGCCACCGCTCGCGGGTCGTCGGCCTGGCGAGCTTCGGCGGAAGCGGAATCCTGCGACTGCAGTTCGACCGGCACGTACGTCATGAGTTCTCCTCGTCTCCGCGGTGAGAGGTGCTGACCTCCACTTCAGCATAATCCGCGCCGTCACCGGCGTCGGGCGTGGCTTCCTCGCTGACGGCGGCGAGCTCCTCGTCCGAGATGAGCTTCAGCAAGTGCTGCATGATCGCCTCTGCGTTGGACGACGCTCCCAGGCGCATCCGCAGCGCGCGCACGCGCGGTGCCACCAGGTCGAACTCCTCCAGCGAGTAGTCCAGCACCACCAAGCGCCGTCCTTGGTCCTCGGCGCCGTCGGGCGTGCCGCTGTCGTCGTGGCCGAGGTCCTGCCGCAGCTCGGCGGCCTCCTCGGTCAGGTCACCCGAGAAGGTCTGCTCGTCGGCGGCCGCGCGCAGATCGTCCAGGTCTGCCAGGTCGAAGCCGACGCCCGCGAACAGGTCCTCGCCGGTCTCCGGCGCGTTGCCCAGGTCGGCCAGCAGCTGCAGCAGGCTCTCGTCCACCCAGCCGCCGAGCTCCGTCGTCCGGTTCAGCGCGATCAGCGCCGCCGCCGCCTCGGTGTCCGACTTGGACGCCCAGCCGACGGTGACCGGCACCAACCACCTCCCGGTCTTCGGGTCGACCCGCACGCCATCCGGCGCCGCCTCGCCGCGCTTATGCATGGCGCGGAGCGTCTCGGTGCGGCCGTGGCCGGAGACGATGAAGCCGGTGCGCTCATCGCGGGTGATCGTGTCGACGACGCCGAAGCGCGCGACGGACTTGTCGATCGTCTCCAGGTCGTGCGCCTTCGGGTTGCGCGGGTCCGCCTTCAGCTCCTCCAGCGGCACGTAGGCGATGCGGCGCTCCGTCGGCGCGGTCGTCGCGGCAGCCGCCGCGTCGGCGTCGTAGCCGCTCAGGTCCAGCTCGATCTCGGAGTCGTTGCTGTCGGTCATGTCAGTTCCTTTCCCAGGGAAATACGACCCAGATGCTCGGGTCCACCATCGCGTGGTAGTAGCGGGGAGTCACGACCGAGGAGGGCTTGTAGACCCACACGGCCGTATGGATGCGGGTGGCGGGGACGCCTTCATGCAGCAGGAAGTCCACCGTCTCCTGCAGCGAGGCGCCGGAGTCGGCGATGTCGTCCACCACCAGCACCGAGCCGCGGCCGTCATGCGTCTGTGAGTAGTGGCGCAGGGAGCGCTCGACGGCCTGCACCGTCACGCGAGAGGCCGCGCGGGAAGCCGAGAAGGCGTCGCGCTCGGTCGGCGTCAGGGGAGCGCCCGCCTTCGCGCCGCCCGAATAGCTCATGCGCTGGATGACCGAGAGCTCGCGGATGTCCAGCAGGTGGGCGAGGACAGTGGCGAGCGGGAGGCCACCGCGCGCGAGCGTCAGGATCGCGACCGGTGGCTCGTCGGACGACTCGGCGATCTGCTTCGCCAGCCCTTCGGCCGCCTCCACCAGCGCCTGCCAGTCCAGGACGTGCAGGGGGTGGGTCGGCTCCAGATGCTCGGCGTCGGCCGCGCTCGCCGCGTCGACCGGCGCCAGGCCCAGAGCCTCGGCCGAGAAGTCTGACAGGCCCGAGTCGAAGGCGTCGAAGCGCGGCATCAGACGTTCCCCTTGTCGGCTGCCTCGAACAGGGCGACCAGGGCCGCGTCGTCGCTGGCGTAGTCCTCGCGGAACCCCTTCCAGCGCTGAGCGAGGGAGGTGAGGGTGAGCTTGATCGTCGCCTCGGGCTTCACGCGCGCGGACGCGTTGGCGCCCTTGGCGCGCTTCTGCGCCTCCTCCAAGGTCTGCGGGGCGTCGTCCTCCAGGTCTTCGGCGTCGTCGGTCGGCGTGCCGTCGCCGTAGCCGTGGTCGGGGGCTGCGTCAGGGGCAGCCAGGCCGTCCAGGTCGATCCCGTCGCCAGCCTCGGCGAGCGCGGCGGCGAGCGCGTCCAGGTCCGCCTCCGAGAAGCCGACGCCGGTCAGGCCGTGCCCCATCGGCTCGTCGTCCAGCTCGCCGAGCAGCTCCAGGAGTGCGTCGTCGACCCACCCTCCCAGCTCGGAGGTGCGGTTGAGGGCGATGAGCGCGGCACGTGCCTCGTAGTCGTCGGCGGACGCCCAGCCGGAGGCGACGGGCACCGTCCACCGGCCGCCCTCGTCCACGACTACGCCCTCCGGCGCAGCCAGCACGGCGTCGGCGGAGGCAGCCTGCGCGTCCTCCTCCATGGCGAGCAGCGCCTGCACGCGGCCGTGCCCCGAGATGAGGTAGCCGGTGCGACCGTCCAGCACCACCGGCTCCAGGAACCCGAACCGCTCCAGGGACGCCCGGATGCTGCCCAGGTCATGCGCCTTCGGATTGCGAGGGTCGGCGGGCAGGTCCTTCAGCCTCCGGTACTCCAGCTTGCGCGCGGCGAGGGTGTACGGCGGGGTGCCGGTGACGGCGGAGTGCACGGTGGGATCGGTCGGCAAAGTCATGGTGGCCCCTTTCAACGCTCAGCGTAGCGGGTGAGCGGTCGGCTCGGCAGTCACGCGAGCGCAGCCAGCTTCGCCAGCACGCGACGGGCGTGGTCCAGCATCGCCTGGGTGAAGCCGCGCTCTTGACAGTACTGATCGCTCGCCCGGGCGAGGTCGAGCCACATCACGTAGGAATCCCAGCTGTCGCCCCAGTACGCGTCGTCGCCGCGGCTGGCGATGTCGTGGCGGTAGCTGACGAGGATCGGATTGTCCGGCATGTCGAACTTGCGGCGCGGGCGGTAGCGACCATTCCTGCTACCACCCCACCTACTCGGCGCATCTGTGCGACCGCCGCTCTCCCAGAGGTATGGTTCCGGGTCATGATTCGCCAGCGGCAGGCCGACGGCGGCACGGTAGCCGGAGTTGAACTCAGGCATCGGCCGCCTCGGCCAGGATGCGCAGATAGTCGAGCTCGCGCTGCAGGGATGCGACCGTCTTAGCCTGCGCGTCGATCGTGTCAGCAGCTCGGCGCAGGCGCCCGCTCGCCGGGTAGTGATCGTGCCCCTGCCAGCGCTGCAGATTGTCGGCCGTCAGGCGCAGGTCGTCGGCCTGACTGTTCACGAGGTGGCCTCCTGCTCGGAGCTGTCGGCGGTGGCAACGCCCAGCTGCAGCGCGGCGACGGTGGCCGGGTCGAGGCCGAGCTGCGTGGCCTTGGCGGTGACGAATGCCTCGATGTCGGCGCGGGCCTTGGCGGTCACGTTCTCGACGTGCTCTTTGAGGCTGGAGGCGGCGAAGGCGACGTTGCCATCGGCGTTGGTGATGGCAGCGTGCAGGGCGCGCAGGTTCGCCGCCGTCTTGTGCTCCTCGTACGCGGCGAGCGCGGCCTGGACGTTGGCGAAGATGCGGCTGGCAGCGTCGCGCACCTCGTCCATGCTCGCCTGCAGGCTTGGCTGGAAGGGCAGCTGTGGCACCTCGCCATCCTGGCGCGTCCAGCGCAGCGTGGCCGGGGTGCCTCCGGAGTTCATCGAGGAGACGAAGCTGGCCCACTGCGCCTCGGACAGCTCCAACTCGACGACGCGCTTGCGCTCGTGAATCCAGTCGCGGTGCAGCTCGCGCTTGCGCTCGGCAGTGTCGATGCGGATGACGACGGTGTGCTGATGGAGCACGTCCGAGTCGAAGAGGACGCGGCCGGAGCCCTGCACGCGGGCCGCGCTGATCTTGGCGAACGCCGGGTGCGACTCGTAGCCGTCATCGCCCTTGTCGGGGTGCTGGATGCCCCGGCTCATGCTGCCACCACCGTGTCGGTGTCGAGGAGGCGGAAGACGCGCAGCTGCGGGTCGGAGGCAGTGTGCCCGAGAAGGGCGTCCGGCCCGAAGGCCGTAGCGTCGAGGACCGTGTAGATTCCGCCGGTGGCGGTGGTGACGATGACGTTTCGCATGGGATTAGTGTAACACACTAATAACACACTAACTCAGGCTGGCCCGGTCGGATGGTTGCGCAGCCGCGCCGGTGAGCTCTCGGTAGAGCTGCTGCCCCGCGTTGGCGATGGGCCAGCCGCGCAGACCGGTGCCGTAGCGCAGCGACTCGGTGAAGCGGACGAACCGCTCGGCTGCCTTCTGCGCGGCCTGCCTCTCGACTTCGGCCACCGCCGCTTCGGCTCGCTCGACGCGCTCATGGACCTCGGTCAGCTGACGCTGCAGCTCAGCTTGCTCGGCTCGGAGCGTGAGGATCATCTCGCCGAGCGTGGGCTCAGTCATTGTCGTCGCCGCCTTCAGTACGGTTCTCCTCCGCGATGCGAATCTCGATCTCCCGGCCCACCAGATGATCGAGATCATGCTGTCCCAGCAGCTCGGCCTCGGCCCACTCCCGAAGCGAGGGAGCCTCGTCGCTCGAATCCTCAGGCTGGTCGGCTGCCGCTTGTACAGCCTCCGCCTTCGCCTCGGCCAGAGCAGCAGACGGTGCCTCCGCCAGGATCGCGGTGGCATGGATCGTCGCGCTCAGGTAGCCCTGCATGAAGTGCATCTGCGCCTCCGAGCCCTGCGGGGCAACCACGGCGACTGGCGCCCGAGCATCCGAGACCTCGTAAGGCTCACCATCGACCCAGGCACGCACCTTGGCGATGACCGCCTCGGCCGACACAGCACGCTCACGCGCCTCACGGATGAGCCGACCCGATTCCTTCGCGGTCTCGATACCCTGCCGCACAAGCGCCTGCCAGCCACCCACCGCGTCATCGACGAACTGGGCGATGATCGCTTCCTGGCTGTCGTCGCCGTCGTACTCCATCGGCAGCTTCGCCGCGAGCTCGCACTGCCAATCGAACTGATCCTGAATCTCCGCGTTCGCCTCCGCCAGCTGACGCTGAAGATCACGGATCGCCTCGACTGCTTGAGGAACAGGCAAGAACCCGTAGTCGTACGGATTCTCGAGTTGCATCAGCAGCTCGCTGTAATCAGTCATGAGTAGCCTCCAACGCTTCGGCCAGGGCGGCGACTGTGGGGCACGGCCAGGGAACGCCGTACTCGGCGGCGGTGCCGCACTCCGCGCAGACGCTAGACATCGTGCCGTACGAGCCGCCGTCATCCGGGTAGTAACCCATCCCCATTGTGGGCACGTGCAGGGCGAGCACCTTCTCGACAGCGTTGATTAGGGGCATAGCGTTGATGCCGTCGTACTGCAGCTCCCGGCGCCACTCGCTCAGGCGCTCGGCGATCGTCGGCTCAGACATCGAGCTCGTCCGGTCCAGGAATCGGCACGATCGGGTTGTAGCCCGGGCGCGGGTCCCACAGCAGGTCGACGCGCTCGTCCGGGTGCGCCTCCACGTAGCGGGTGCTCACCCGCAGCTTGCCGCCCTTCACGCGCCACGGGTAGTGATCGAGGCGGAAGCGCGGTTCCCGTGGTGGCTCTTCGATCGTCGAGTTCTCAGCGGTGGGCTCCGGCGGCTCGGCGTCCGAGGAGACGATCGCCGTGCTCTTCCCAACCAGCATCCACTCAGGCTTGGGCGCGGTCGCGGTCTTCAGGCTGGAGCTCGGCCAGAGCATCCGGTCGTTCAGCGCGTGCAGCTCGGCGGCGACGCGGCTGACCGTGTGGCGCAGCGGCACCTCGCCGTGCTCGCTCAGGCGCCGCTCGACCGGGAACACGATCGCGCGCAGTTGGCTGAGCGTGCTCGCCACGTCCTCCAGCTGTCGCACGCGCTCCTCCTGCTCGCCTGCCTGGATGATCAGCTGCGCGTTGGCGTCGGCGAGCACGGCGATGGCCCGCTTCAGCTCACGCCTGGTTCTCTTCGCCATGACGTCCCTCCTCGGTTGTGGTGCCGGTGTCGCCCGGCTCGTACTTCTCGATGGTGGCGCGGGCCTGCGCCCGCAGCAGCTCCAGGTCGAAGCCGTGGTCGCTGGCGCGCTCGGCGTGACGCCGTGCCTCCTCCAGCTCGCCCGGCTTCGGCCGGTAGGCGCGCGGCCGGGCCATCAGCGGCCTGCGCCGATGCGGACGAGGCGACCCGAGCGGGCGCTGGGCAGCTGGACGACCGGCACGTCGATGATGTCGTAGGCCCGGCGCGCCTCGGCGTCCGCGAAGCTCTGGGCGACGGCGGCAGCGGTCCTCGGGCTGATTCCGCGCAGGACGACCGGGTACGACTCGGCGACGCGCTCCCACAGCGTGCCGTCCTGAGTGACAGCCACCGCGATGGCGAGGTTGTCGTAGTTCTCGGCCAGCTCTTCCGCGAGCCACTCAGGCGTGACGTCTACGGCCTGGTGGCTCTGACCGGTGAGCGGGGCGGTCACTTGGTCGCCTCCAAGCTCGGACGGACCTTCAACGTTTCGAGGGTGCGGCCACCTGCGTCCGAGTCGAGCAGGGCCGCAACGATCGCGTCCAGCTCGTCCGCGTTGTCGGCGACGAGGGTGATGGCGTAGCGGGCCATGGGAGTCTCCTTCTCCTTGATCCGAACGTGCTTGGTCCTATTAGCGTAACACACTAATAACACACTAACGAGCCGCTGGGCGGATTTGACATCCGAGGAGGAGCGTGGCACGCGCGCGAGCGTTTATATAGCGTCAGCTGGCGCAGGCTTGTCGCTCGGGTCCGTGCTCGGGCGCCGATCCTCCATGAACCGGCACCACTGCCTGGCGCCACTCACGCCGCCGATGACGTCACGGTAGACGCGCCACTCGATACGCCAGCACTGCCTGCACACCGGGCACTCCCACACCAGCCACGTCCGCCGCAGCCACAGTCGCGGCACGCGGCAGGAGTGCAGCTCGACCGGCTTGATCACGCCGAGGAACATCAGGCGGGCACCGCGACGGGGGCGTCGCCCTCGTCGTCGTCATCGTCGTCATCCGAGGGGCTAGCGCTCGCCGCGTCGTGCGTGCCCGCCGCGTTCGGGTGCAGGACGATCGTGTCCTCCTCGGCGGCCTCGGCCTCCATCTGCTCGATCTCGTCCAGCGCCTCCTGTGCGCCTTCCGCTGCCGCCGGGTCCTCGTCGGCCGGGCCGTTGGAGGCGGCCAGCGCCTTCAGCCGGTCGACCAGCATCGCCTTCGCCAGCTCCACGTCCACCGAGGACTGGCGCACGATGCCCGCCCGGTCGAGGAGGGAGTTGGCGGCCCTCTGGCGGTCGGCGGACTTGTCGGCCGTCGCCATCTCTCGCGCCAGCACTGTGATCGCGGGCTCGACGAGAGCCGCCAGGCGCAGCGCAGCCTTGCGCTTGACCTGCGGCGAGGAGCCGCCGTGGAACTTGCAGACCGTCGCCCCCGGCACGGCGTAGTTGCGGCAGGGCTGGCCGTCGATGCGACGCGCCTTGCACTTCGGCGAGCGGTAGGAGCGGTCGTTGCGCAGGTCCCGCTGGCTGACGGGGCTGGAGGCGCCCGTGTCCATCACCTTCGGGCTGGACGCGCCGTGCTCCCGGATGCTGGAGGCGATGCGGTCCTGCAGCAGCTTCTTCAGCGCCGACTCGCGCCCTTCCGGCGTGTCTGGCATGCTGTCCTCAGCGCCCGAATCCGGAGTGCGCTCGTCGTCTGTCTCTCGGCCCATGCCCGCCAGTGTAGGGCCGGGACCGTCCGGCTGTCTTCCCAGCCCATGAGTCGGCGCCTCCGATTGTCTCATCCTCTGTAGCAATTGCTGCATCTCCGAGGCGCTCTGGCAAACGTTCGCCATCTCTTGCCACGCGCCGCCACGCTCACTTCTCGCCGTCCGAGAGTGGCTGCCCGTACTCCCATCGCGCTCACCGCCCGCTCTGCTTCCCTAGCCGGGCGATCGCCTCCTGGTGGTCGAGGCCAAGAAGCTCCTCCGCCTCGTCCAGCAGCTGCTGCATCCACTCGTGGTAGATCGCGTCCAGCTTCGGGTCCTGCAGCATCGCCCAGATGTCCTTCCAGGCGCCCTCCACCTCCAGTCGCTGG